GTTTTTGGGTTATACATGGCCTGTAATTGAAGTAGATCATTCTGGAGCTAGCCACGTTGTGCTAGCTAACAAAAATAGCACCGACTTTGACATTGAAGGCGTAGACCGTGCTTTAGAAATTGCCAGAGATGTTAGGATATTTGGTAAGCCTAGCACACGAAAGCATCGCAGGATGGGCGTAGTACTTGCAGACACAATAGGTGTAGCAAAGACTGCTGCAGACCACATCCGTGTAATTGAAAGATAATTATGTTTAGATTTTTTTATGATAGTCGTTGGAGGCTATGGAGTACACTGGGTACTCTAACCATAGTTGCTGCTATATGGTATAGTGTGCAACTAGATGTCCAGATTAACGAATGGTTTGGTAAGTTTTATGATGCATTACAACGTGCATTGTCACAGCCAGGATCCGTTAGTAGTGAAGAATATTATGGATATATGTTTGAGTTTTTTAGCATTGCAGGTATCTATATTATTGTAAACGTAATTTTTAACGGATTCCTTGTTAATCATTGGACATTCCGTTGGCGGCAAAGTATGGCAGATTATTATCATGATAATTGGCAACGTGTCCGTCATATAGAAGGAGCAAGTCAACGTGTACAAGAAGATACACTAAAGTTTGCTCGTTTGACAGAAAACTTAGGAGTAGGATTATTAGAAAGTGTACTTATGCTGATTGCATTTGTACCAATCCTTTACGGACTAAGTAAAGCAGTAACAGAATTTCCTATCTTAGGACATGTTGATCATGGACTTGTTTGGGCTGTTTTAATTACTGCATTAGGAGGTACTGTTATACTGAGTTTGATAGGTAGTAAGCTTCCCGGTATTGAATATGATATACAAAAGGAAGAAGCCGCATATCGAAAAGAACTAGTACACGGAGAAGACAATCAGTACCGTGCATCTGTAACAGATGTTGAGTTATTATTTGCAAATGTAAGAAAAATCCATTTTAGATCTTACTTGCATTATTTCTACTTTAACATTGCTAAGTGGAGTTATTTACAAGGGATGGTCATTGTACCATATGTAGCATTAGGACCTAGCATTATTGCAGGTGGCATTACGTTAGGAGTTGTAAGTCAAACCACAAGAGCATTTGGAAAAGTAGCAGAAAGTTTACAATTTATAATCCGTTCATGGTTACAAATTGTAGAACTAATGAGTGTTTATAAGCGATTACGTGAATTTGAAAGTCAATTTAAAAAATAAGGAAAAAGTGAAGAAAATTATTAATGTATTAATTACTTTGATTGCATTTGCAACAGTTGCAATTGCAGCAGAAAAGCCAACTGCAGGTTTGGTGTTAGTTGGTCCAAAAAGTGACGGTGGCTGGAGTATGCGTCACTATCAGGGAATGGTAGAGTCTGGCTATGAATTTGATTATGTTGAATCAGTATCTGAAACTGATTCTGCTCGTGTATTTACTAGATTAGCTCGCAAGCACGATGTAGTATTTGGAACGTCATTTGGTTATATGGATCCAATGTTAGAAACTGCAAAAAAGTTTCCTAATGTAAAGTTTATGCATGCTACAGGATTTAAAACTGCAGAAAATTTAAACAATTACAACTGTAGACTGTTTCAAGCACGATATCTAGCAGGGATGGCTGCAGGATTACTCACAAAAACAAACAAGATTGGTGTTGTAGGATCACATCCAATTCCAGAAATCATTTCAAACATCAACGCTATGACACTGGGCGCACAATCTGTTAATCCTGATATTGAAGTAAACATTATCTGGATAAATTCCTGGTTTGACCCTGCAAAAGATATGTCAGCAGCGCGAGCTTTACTTGATTGGGGTGCTGATGTGTCATTTACTACTACAGACTCACCCTCTGTTGTAGTAGTTGCCGAAGAAAAGTCTACTGCAGAAAAGCCATTATGGGGCATGGGCAATGACGCTCCTATGAATTCATATGGTCCTAATCGCTATGCAACAGGCCCAATGTTTAATTGGGATGTGTATTACAAGCATGTTATGAAATCTGTAGAAGATGGAACATGGGAAGTAGATCGTCCTTTTTGGGGTATGGAAAAAGGATGTGTGGGACTTAGCCCATGGGGACCAAATGTACCTGAAGAAGTTGTGCAGATTATTGAAAGGGAAAAGCAACGCTTTGTAACAGAAGAATACGATGCTGCTTATCCTTTTTCAGCAGGATATACAAAGCAAGACGGTACAATTGTTCCGCCCGGCGCAGGTCGTGCTGAAGTAGATTCTATGAATCATTATGTAAATGGCGTAATTACTCCGATGCAATAAAAACAATTGGGGAACACAGTTCCCCTTTTTTTTTTGGAAAATTATGGAAATACCAATAATAGATATAGAAGATGCAAAAGCACATGAAAGATTACACAAAGCCTTTACAACTGCTGGATTTGCCTACATAAAAAATCGTGTTCTTACTGCAGACATCTTGTCTTACGCAAAACAATTTTTTGCCTTACCTTTAGAAGAAAAAAATAAAGTGGCTTATAAATCAACAGAAGCAAACACTGGTTATCAAGGTATGATAGAAAGTTTAACTCCTGGAACTCCTGTTGATTTAAAAGAAGCTTTTAACTGGTGTGAACATAGAGATGATAATCAATGGTATAACGAAGAACAAGAGGATGAATGTTTAATTTGGAATCATCGTTTATTAGTGCTAACCATAGATATATTAAGAATGATTGAAAAAGCATTAGACATAGATAGTGGTTACCTTGTGGAAAAACATCTAGCATCTAAATCAACTACAACAAGGATGCTACATTATCCTCCCTGGAATGGAGAAATAGAAACTAATCAAATGCGAGGAGGAGAACATACAGATTATGGAACAATTACTATACTTTTCACTGATGAAAATCCAGGTTTGCAAATAAAACCAAGGAGCACTAATGAATGGCTCGATGCGCCCTACATACCAGATACCTGTATTGTCAATGTTGGTGACTTATTACAACGTTGGACTAACGACCTTTATGTTTCTACTCCTCATCGTGTTATTAATACTAACCTCAATACTAGTCGTTACAGTTTCGCTCATTTCGTACATCCCTGCGATGACGTCCAAGTTGACAGTCTTGTTGGCAAACAAAAATACGAAACAATAAGCGCAAAAGAATATTTGGTTTGGCGATTAAACCAAAGTTATTAAAAAACTTGACAAATTTTCTAAATACATATACAATTAACTATTAGACATCCTCGTCTCAAACTCGGAGAAATAAATGATAAGCGATGAAATAAAACAAAGACTAAAAGAACGAAACGTTAGATTCCACAGCAACGACAATATCAGCGAGCATATTGCTCCATACGAAGTAGAACTGCTACAAGAAGAAGTAGAACAAAAATTTAAAGCAGTACTAGACAGTCTAGTAATTGACACTGAAAACGACCACAACACAAACGAAACTGCAAAACGTGTAGCAAAAATGTATGTACAGGAAATCTTCGGCGGAAGATATAAACCTGTTCCTAAAATTACAGCATTCCCTAATATGGGATATAAAAGCCTATACACTAGCGGCCCTATCTCAATCCGCAGTACCTGTGCCCATCATTTCCAAAATATAGTAGGTAAATGTTGGGTAGGTATTGTGCCAGAAGAGGAAGTAATTGGATTAAGCAAGTTTAACAGGATTGTGCATCACATTGCAGAGCGTCCGCAGATACAAGAAGAAATGACTACACAGATTGCAAAAGCATTAACTGAATATGCAAAAACTCCAAATGTTGCTGTTGTAGTTAAAGCAGAACATCACTGCATGACACACAGAGGTGTACGTGAACATGAAAGTGATATGACTACTGCAATTATGCTAGGTGCTTTCCAATCAGATCCATACTTAAAGCAAGAGTTTTATGATATATGCCTTAGCATGAAAGGACACCGATGAAAACATTAAGATATTCAGAAGCGTTCTATTCAGTGCAAGGAGAGGGCAATTTTATTGGTACTCCTAGTGTATTTTTACGGAGCTTTGGTTGCAACTTCCGTTGTCAAGGATTTGGACTGCCTAGAGGTGTAAAGCGGAAAAAATACAGCGACGAAGTACTTGCATTCTTAGACGACGGCGTATTAGACAATGTACATCGCTTTGAAGACTTACCTATGGTTAGGACAGGATGCGATACATACGCAAGCATCTATCCAGAATTTAAAAAGTATATGATGGATAGGACTGTAGATGAAGTTGTAGAACATTTGCTTAGTTTGACACCAGAAGGCAAGTGGCAAATGGATAATGGACAGGATATACACTTTATACTCACAGGCGGAGAGCCCTTACTTTGGCAAAGATTTTGGATTAATCTCTTCCAACATCCTGGCATGGCAGATCTTAAAAATCTTACAATTGAAACAAATACAACACAACCTTTAAATCGTAAATTTTTTACATTTTTATCTGAGCAAGAACAATTCCAAGTTACATGGGCTTGCAGTCCTAAATTAACTGTAAGTGGAGAGGCATGGAGTGATGCAATTAACCCTCAAGTAGCTTGTCAATACTTAAATGTACAGAACAGCAAGATGTATCTTAAATTTGTAGTAGCAGACGAAACTGATATAGAAGATGTTAAAAAAGCTGTTGATCAATATATAGAAGGTACAGTAAATGTTCCTGTATATGTTATGCCAGTTGGCGGGTGCAAAGAAGAATATGGTGCAAATAAAATAAACGTAGCTGAACTAGCACTTGAAAAAGGCTGGAGGTATAGTCCTAGGCTACAAGTAGATTTATTTGGTAACAGTTGGGGTACATAATGTTAAATTGGTTAAAGAAGAAAAAAGAAATTAATTTATCTCCTCAAGACGAAAGAAGAGAAATCTTAGCAAAAGAAAAAGAAATTGCTACAAAAAAAGGCGAGCCTTGGGTAGCTGTTCTTGACACGCAGGTAAATCCTAATAATATTCGTAATGGGTTTTTTGAGCTAGATTGGAACAATGAATTTATAGAACAATTACTTGATGCTGGATACTCAGGAGAAACTAATGAAGAAATTGTCGACCAATGGTTTAGGACCATCGCTACACAAATATTAAATGAACAAGGGGTTGACAACGATCGTGGAATCGGGTATATTAAAGTATAAACATTCTAATCTAAATAGGTATGGCAACTTACATTCTAGTAGATAGTGCAAACACATTCTTCCGTGCTCGCCATGTTGTACGTGGTGACATTGAAACAAAAACAGGTATGGCACTGCATGTCACATTAAGTTCTGTTAAAAAGGCTTGGCAGGATTTTAACGGCGATCATGTAGTGTTTTGCTTAGAAGGTCGTAGCTGGCGTAAAGATTTTTACGCTCCTTACAAACGTAATAGACAGGAATCTCGTGAAGCACTTACCGAGCGAGAAGCAAAAGAAGATCGTGCGTTTTGGGAATGTTTTGATCAATTCAAAGACTTTATCATAGAAAAAACTAATTGTACAGTTTTGCATGACCCGCAGCTAGAAGCAGATGATCTAATCGCAGGGTGGATACAACATCATCCTAATGACCAGCATGTAATTATTTCAACTGACGGAGACTTTGCACAACTTATCGCACCTAATGTAAAACAATACAACGGTGTAACAAATCAAACTACAACAATAGATGGGTACTTAACAGAAAAAGGTAATCCTGTAAGAGATCGCAAAACAGGTAAACCTAAACCTGCGCCTAATCCAGAGTGGCTATTATTTGAAAAATGTATGCGAGGTGACACTAGTGACAATGTGTTTAGTGCATATCCCGGTGTCCGTAAAAAAGGTACTAAGAATAAAGTAGGATTGCTTGAAGCATTTGATGACAAGAAATCTAAAGGCTTTAATTGGAACAATCTAATGCTCCAGCGATGGGTCGACCATGAAGGTATCGAACATCGTGTGCTAGATGATTACAACAGGAATGTGATGCTATGTGATCTTACAGCTCAACCCAAAGAAATTAAAGAAATAATTAGTAATAAAATAAAAAGCTCACCTAGTAAATCTGTAGGACAAGTAGGAATCAAATTTATGAAATTCTGTGCAAAACATGAATTAAATAGATTATCTGAACAAGCTGATGCATATGCAAAAATTATCAACTCTAGCTATAACGGAGACACACAATGACAGTTCATGCAAAAGAAATTATAAATGGTAAGTTTTGGATTTTAGAAGACGACGGAGAAAAAATTGCAACATTATCTTTAACAGATAATAAATTTTTGCTGGCTGATAAAAAAGGCACACATTTTTTTGATAATACAAAATTTATAGAAAATAATTTTGGTAAAAATATAATATGGGATAAATTAAATATTACAGAACATATTCCTTTCGAAGTATACGGGTATGAAACTTCAGTTATACCATTCAACCCAGTTTTTGATGTAAAGAGAAAATTACCTCTTTTCACAAAAAGTCAAAATTCGAAAAGTTTGTATTGTGCTGGCTTTTATATCATTGAATTTGAAAAAGGTTGGGTAAAAAGTTTTTGTCCAAAATTAATCACTATAGAAAAATATAATTATGAAGGTCCTTTTCATACAAAAATCGAAATGAAAAACAAACTAGGAACCAAATGCAAACTGAAAAAATCAACACACACTGTATAGAGTCATTTATTAAAACTGTAAAAGCTGCTGATTTTTCTAGACAAAAAGAAATTAAAATAGACATAAAAACAGCAAAAGATATTAGTTATACCCTACAGTTAATTTTACTTAGATATACAGGAAATTTAGAACAGTTTTTAGAAAACCAAAATACTAGTAAAGAAGAAACAATACAGGTTAATTTAGATGGAGGACAAGGATGGTAAATAAATAATAATTGTAAGGATTATTGTCTATGAGCCGTCCTAAACCAAAAGTATTGTTAGAATATACTGATAAAAAAACATTTAGAAGTGAACAAATTTTACAGGCCGATGCTATATGGGCAGTATTTTACAACAATGCACCATTCAATCTAAAAAGTTACAATAGCCTAACAAATTACCCAGGTCCTAAATACAAAAAAACAAGTTTTAGCAACTCAGGACATGCTTATCATTTAGCCGAAAGACTAAACAAACTGTATGACACAGATCTTTTTACAGTTGTTAAATTTACTACTACAAAACAAATATAATGTCAAATAGAGAAACACTGACAAAAATTTTTTTGAAACAATCTAATACAGCAATATCTGCAGCTAATTTAAAGCTTTACGCAAGAAAATGGTGGCAAAATAATAGAGATAAAAAAACTGGTGGATTACGATTGACAGAATCTGGATATTATTTTTTACATGATGAGATTAATTTAAAATTTTACGAAATCCCACTACCGAGAGACCAAAAAATTACTACACAAACAATTATTTTTTTAGACCAATTCATAGATTGTCCATATTATCTCACAGAACGCTCTATATTTGTTACTGACGAAAAAAAATCTATGGAACTATATTTGTTTTCTGGCGATTTACAAAAATATGGATTAACAAAGGCTATGAGCAGATATGAGTAACGAAGAACTTGAAAACATTTTAAAAACATTAACGGAAAGCCCGTCAATATTCAAAACTGCAATAGAGATTTATAACACGACCGACGATCTAGAAATTAAAAAAGAACTAGGCGAACAAATTAAAAAAGGAAAAGAAAGCTTCGAGCGGCTTGATATATTATTAGAAGATTTACAATGGGATATAGAAACTGAGTTAGTTAACAAACTTATGGAGAAAAATGAAGATAGCGCCTAGTATTTTATCATCAGATTTTGCAAACCTTGGAAAAGAAATTACTAATGTAACTGAAGCTGGTGCCGATTGGATTCATATAGATGTAATGGATGGTCATTTTGTTCCTAATATAACTATAGGTCCTAGTGTAGTAAAAGCAATACGCCCTTACAGTAATATTCCTTTTGATGTTCATTTGATGATAGAACCTTATGAAAATTATATCAGCTTGTTTGCAGATGCAGGTGCAGACCATATTACTATACACGCCGAAGCAGGACCTCATCTACATAGAGCTTTACAAAATATTAAATCTCTTGGCAAAAGAGCTGGAGTAAGCTTAAATCCGTCTACGTCTGAAACAGTATTAGAATATATTTTAGATGACGTAGATATTATTTTAGTAATGTCAGTTAATCCAGGGTTTGGAGGACAAAGTTTTATCCATTCACAACTAAACAAGATTAAGAAAATAAAAAATATGATCGGCGAATTACCGATAGATATTGTTGTAGACGGCGGTGTAACTAAAGATAATATAAGCGTAGTGAAAGCTGCCGGAGCTTCTGTAGCAGTAGCCGGAAGCTCCGTATTCACAAGTCATAGCAAAGAAATCTACAAAAAAAATATTTTATCACTAAAATCCTCTTGACCTTTTCTGCACAACTGCTATACTATTATTATGTTGCGTAACAGAACGCAGCGCATTTTAACCCTACCAGGAGATACTAAATGGATACTGCACGAACACTTTCCCCAAACAAAGCCAAGTCACGTATTTCACATGCTATCACTAAGAAGCGTCCAGTATTCATTTGGGGGCCTCCAGGCATTGGCAAAAGTGACATTGTTCATCAGATCGGTGATGCACTTGATGCTCACGTAATTGATGTCCGGTTGAGCTTGTGGGAGCCAACTGACATTAAAGGCATTCCTTATTACTCTGCAGAAGACAACAAGATGAGCTGGGCTCCTCCAGTCGAGTTGCCTGACGCTGCTATGGCTTCACAACACAAGGCTATCATCTTGTTCTTAGATGAGATGAATTCTGCTGCACCTGCTGTACAGGCTGCTGCATATCAGCTTATCCTTAATCGTCGTGTAGGCGCTTACGAACTGCCTGACAACGTTTATATTGTTGCTGCAGGTAACAGAGAAACTGATAAGGGTGTCACTTATCGCATGCCTGCTCCGCTTGCTAATCGCTTTGTTCACTTAGAACTTGCTGTCAACTTCGACGACTGGTTTAACTGGGCTGTTGACAACAAAATTCACAAAGATGTTGTAGGCTTCCTGCAGTTTGCTAAACGTGATTTGTATGACTTCGATCCGAAGAGTCCTAATCGTTCATTTGCTACTCCTCGCAGTTGGAGCTTTGTAAGTGAATTGCTCGAAGATAATCTCGACGACGAAACTACAACTGATCTAGTGTCAGGTTGTGTCGGCGAGGGTCTTGCAATTAAATTTGTTGCACATCGCAAAGTTGCTGCAAGCATGCCTAACCCAACTGACATCCTTGAAGGTAAGATCAAAGAGATCAAATCAAAAGAGATTTCTGCAATGTATTCACTTACTGTTTCATTGTGCTACGAATTAAAAGAGGCATGTGACAAAGGTGACAAGAAATTCGACTCTAAAGTTGACAAGTTTTTACGTTTTATGATGGATAATTTTGAGACTGAACTTGTTGTTATGGGTGTGAAGCTTGCACTTACACAATATCAGCTTCCAATTGATCCAGACGAAATTGAGTGCTTTGACGAATTCCACGAGCGTTTCGGACGTTACATTACAAAAGCTCAACAAGCTTAATCCTACCGGGCGCCAAGTGCGCCCAATTTTTTCCTTGACTTCCTGCCCGCATTCTCATATAATATAAGTATAATTACAACATAGGAGACTTTATGACAGTTGACACTAAAGAATTCAAGCCAAAAGATTTATCCCCAGAAGAACTTGCTAAGATGAGCAAAGAGGTTGAGGATAAGATTATTGTTGCTCGTGTAGGTCTTTTGCTGCGCCATCCATTCTTCGGCAATATGGCAACTCGTCTAAAAATCGAATCCTGCGATAAATGGTGTCCTACTGCTGCAACAGATGGCAGACATCTCTACTACAATACACAATTCTTTAATCAGCTCACAGAAAAACAGATCGAGTTTGTAATTGCACATGAGATTTTACATTGTGTATATGATCACATGAGTCGCAGAGATAACAGAAATCCTATGCTGTACAACGTTGCCTGTGACTATCTTGTAAACAACTTACTATTACGTGAACGCATTGGAGAAAAGGTGACACAAATTCCTATCTTCCAAGATTACAAATATGACGGCTGGACTAGTGAAGAAGTTTATGACGAATTAAAGAAAAAATCTGATGAAGAAGGTGAAGAATTTCTTAAAGAGCTAGGCGATCTACTCGACGAACATATGGACTGGTCAGATGATAGTGACCAAGGACAAGGACAAGGACAAGGCGAAGAAGATAGTGAAAACGGAGAAGGCAGACCTCGCAAACTATCAGCAGACGAAATTAAAGCAATCAAAGATGAAATAAAAGAGGGCATGTTACAGGCTGCCCAAGCTGCAGGTGCGGGTAATGTTCCAGGCGAAATTACCCGCATGATACAGGAACTTACTGAACCTAAGATGAACTGGCGTGAGATCATCCAAACGCAAATCCAGTCTACTATACGCAATGACTATACCTTTGCTCGTCCTAGTAGGAAAGGTTGGCACACTGGTGCAGTATTACCAGGTATGAACTTCGAAGATACAATTGATGTGTGTGTTGCACTTGACATGAGCGGCTCTATCAGTGGAGATCAAGCACGTGATATGCTTAGTGAGCTACAAGGTATCATGCAACAATATAAAGATTATAGAATTAAAGTTTGGTGCTTTGATACTCAAGTTTACAACGAACAAGATTTTTCCTCTGATAACGGGGATGATGTAAATACATACGAACCTAAAGGCGGTGGCGGTACAGATTTTATGTGTAATTGGGATTATATGAAACAAAATAATATTGAACCTAAAAAGTTCATTATGTTTACAGACGGATATCCTTGGGATAGCTGGGGAGACGAAGACTATTGTGATACGATTTTTATGATACACGATTATCACGATAAAAACTTTGAAGCACCTTTTGGACTTACAACACATTATGACAACACCGTTGAAAATTAAAAAGCCTAACCATTTAGATTTTTGGAATATACGTCAACCACAATCTGCACCTCCGCATTTTGATTATATAAATATTCCATTACAATATAATTTGCAAGAAACTATTACAAGATGGATACAATTACATTTAAAAGGTAGATTCTATGTAGGTAAAGTGTGTGGCCTTGATAAGGAAAAAAAGATTACAGAATATTTACATATTGGTTTCGAAGATGCAAAAGAGTTGTCCTATTTCACTTTAGCATGTCCACATTTAAAATATAATTAAATAAATAAAAGGAGAAAAAATGTCAGAAGAACAACAACAAGAAGTAAACAATGAAACTGCTGAAAAAAATATCGAACTTACTGTAAACGATCTCAATGCTTTGAAGCAAATTATTGACATTGCTAGCGGTCGTGGCGCATTCAAACCAAATGAAATGGTTGTAATTGGAACAACTTATACCAAATTAGAAAATTTCTTAAATGCTGTTGCTGCACAACAACAAGCTGCTGGTGCTAAAGATGCTTAAACATATTGGTAGATTAAAAAGAAATCAAAGGAAAGTAATTGTTGCGTATAGAACACTTCCAGGTGATGCTAAATCGTGTGTGGTTGTAACTACGGAAAATTTAGAAGCTGCTGATCATGACAGTTTAATCAAATTAGTAGAATCAAATGCAGGACAATCAAGTTATGAATTTGCTACAGTGATGGCAAGAGCTACATTATCAGATGGTAGTAATATGCTTGCACGATTTCACACCACTGGTAAGATGGTAAAATTTCCTACATCTGAAATTGAAATGACACCAGACACTACTTCTACTGTAATGTTAGATGAGCTTAATAATGTAATTGCCACTCAAAAAGGTGTTACAATAGAAGATCTTGCAATAACTCCGGAGAACGAAGAACCAAAGACTAAAAGAAATGTACAACCTACTGCTACTAATGTAGAAGAACCTATAGTAGAAGCTGCAAATCCTAATGATGTTTTATCAGACGAACAACTTGCCGCTAGTTATAGATCACAAGCAGACGGCTTGTTTAAAGAAGCAAAAAGATTACGTGAAGAAGCAGAAAAATTACATCCTACAAAAAAGAAATCAGTAAAAAAAAGTGGAAACGATTAATCAACAGGATGATCAGTGGCCTAAAATTTTTGAGGAGCTAGAGCTTACAAGCGTACCTATTAAGTATCTACATTCAGTAAGAATAACTTTTGCAGACGGAAAAGTATGGGATATAGATATTAAAAAAAGCAAGACACGCAATACAAGTGTTGAAGAATCTTTACAAACACTTTTCGATGAATATGAAGATACTATTGAAAATATAGACTTTAGATTAGATATGGAAAAGATAAAAAAAGATATACAAAAACGAACTGCAAAATTTTTAAAAAAAGGAAAATAATGATTATTTTATATAAATATATAAAGCATAAATCATTAGGAGCAAGATAAAAATGGCACTACGTTTACGAAGAGGAACAGATTTAGAAAGAATAGGTGTAGTCTTTGCAGAGGGAGAATTAGTTTATTCAACTGATACAAAAAGGCTGTTTATTGGTGACGGTGTAACAGCTGGAGGAATACCTGTATCAGATTTAATTTCTGATATGTCTCCACAACTAGGTGCTTCGTTAGATTTAAACACATATGACATTGTAGGCTTTGGCAACATAAATGTAAATGGAGATATAACAGCCTCAGGCACACTAACTGTACCAAACATTATTACTGATGTACAAGGTAGTATTTTTGGAGACGACTCGTCTCCGTTAGTAGACGGTGCAAATAACAAAATAATTTTAGACAATAATTCAATTACAGACTTATCAGATGTAAACACAACTGGTGTACAAGTAGGAGATGTTCTTAAATGGGACGGTGCTACTTGGGTTACTGGTCAAGATTCAGCAGAACTTGCGCTAACAGACCTAACAGATGTCATTACAGGTATTAACGTAGTAGGAGATTTTCTTAAATGGGACGGTGCTACTTGGATTGCTTCTGCTAGTGAAATATCTGACCTATCAGATGTAGACACAACTGGGTTACAAGTAGGAGATATTCTTAAATGGGACGGTGCAAATTGGGTTGCTAATCCAGATGAAGGACAGCTTGAATTAGCAGACTTAACAGATGTGCTTGTAGGTGGTTTACAAGTAGGTGATATTTTAAGTTGGGATGGAGTTAATTGGACTCCTACGGCAGGTCCAGGTGATATTCTTGAAACTGATATACAAGGTTCTGTTTATGGTCTTGATAGTAGCATAATTGTAGATGCGGCTACAGGTTCATTCATAGGTAATTTCACTGGCGCTGTCACTGGCGATATTAATGCATTAAATGTTAATGCTACGAACCTATATGTTACCAGTATTTACGATCAACCTACTTTCTATAGTGATACAGTAGGATTTAATAACATAGCGACTTTTGTAAAAGAAACAGAAGTTGATGATACCGTAAATCGTGCAAACATAACTCTTGTAAGAAAATCTACAACGCTGGACTTATCATCGAGTATAGAGCCTAATGCTACTATTTTATTTGCGACAGACGATACTAATGGATTTACCTATAAAGGTGTAATTGGTGTTCATAACGACCTTATGACTTTTGCTGTTAATTCAACAGGAAATTTTTCAGACAATAACCAAATTTTTTTAGTTGATACTGGATACTTCGGTATAGGAACAAAAACTCCAACAGAAAAATTACAAGTTGAAGGGAATACAAAAATCTCAGGATTTGTACAATTTGGAAGTTACACAACAGCAGAAAGAGATGATTTAACAACTACAAACACGCCACAATACGCAACAAATTGGGGAATGGTAATATATAATACTGACACTAATAAATTCCAAGGTTGGCAAAACACCGGAGGAACTACTCCAGAATGGGTAGATTTGAGTTAATAATTATATTTAACTTCTTTACCACGAACAATATATTTTATTATATAGTAAAGAGGATCAAAATCCTTTAAACTTTTTTCAATAGATACGGTAGCTTTGTGAGGCTGAGCATGATGATTGTTATGCATTTCTTCGCCGAGTAATAATGGTTTGAGCCAAGGTATATTCCACGACTTATCGATCGTTTCAATTCTTCTTTCTCCACCTACCATTTTAGCATACTTTGGCGTATGAACTAACGCTATTAATATGGCGTTTACGTGAAATTGCATTATCGCAGGAATGGCATACAAATATACAAATAAAATTGGATCGATTATTATTAATGTGATTACATAAACTAAAATAATTCCAAAATAATAATTATGGAAAAATCTGTTTATAGGATCTTTTAGAAGTTGAATATACTTTTTTGCTCCAAACACTAACTTTGTCTCATCATATACGCCCCACCAAGTTTTAAAAAATCTGTCTTTTGGATTATGCGGATCTTTATCAGTATCTGCGTTTGCGTGATGCTTTAAATGCATTAGAATATAGCCAACAGTTGAACCTGTAGAGCTTATTGTAAAGAAAAACGAAAAAATTATTTGCCAAAACTTATTAGTAGAAAATGTGTTATGAACATAATATCTATGAACACCTATACCAGATCCTATTCCGTGCATTAACCAAAAAGTCAGTAATACCATTAACCAATATGTTGATGTGCTGTAATATATGGCTGGAATGATTGCCAAGTGTAAAAACCATTGTAGGCTTTTTACTTTTCTGTGTGTGGGTTGTAATATTTTCAAAAAGACTTACCTATTACTTTCTTATTGTCTGTGGTTATTCTGTACAATAGTCTACCACCTAAAGTAGTAGCATATCTTTTATGAACAGTTAGCCACTGATTACCTATAATAATATCACCATCATTATATTCATGAATATACATATACTTATTAGATTTATATGTATGATTATCTAAATATTCAACCATAGAATCTGATTCTTCTTTTGGAACATCTTTAAATCCAAAAAATTGGAATTTAGGGTAAAACATTCCTTTTAATCCGTTATCAAAAGTCCGTATAAATTTTTGCCCAGCATTATTTCTATGTGATTTCCATACATTAGATGGAAGATGCTTTGTATATGTGTTTGGTTCAAATCCATATATACCTAATTTATCTTCTAACCAATCTTTTTTATCATTTGGTAAATCATCATAGGCCAAGCACATATTTAGCCAACCAATCTTACTTCCAGCACTATGCTCAACAGCATACAACATTACATTAGGTTTTCTCTCTAATTCTGCACTTGGACGATTTGCATGCCAATCTAAATCACTGTCATGTCCAAATAATCCTGTTTGCGATCCATCTGGGTTAGTACCAGCACATACTCTTTGAATACCATTCAAACCTGGTATGCCTCTTTGTTGTTGCGTAGTTTCATCTAACAGTTCTAAATCGCCAAATCTATTTGCAAATGCAAGAAACTCATCTGCCTCTAATACTTGCCCTCTAATAAAGATAACTAAATGATTTATATATAAATCAGCAAGTAATTTAAAATTATCATCATTGAGATTTTTTACATCTATATTAGAAATTTCAATAAAATTGGCAGTCAAGTTTTTTATATCCATTTTTTCTTCTATCTACTTTGTCTGCAATTGTTTTATATAAGTTATCTATTGATGTATGATATGGTGCATCGTAATATGCATGAAAATTTTCTTTTCTATATAGTATTCGTTGCGGAACATTATTAAATGTAATAAATTTATCATCCATAGAATATGTCTGCAAAGTTTCTATAGACTCAGCGTCACCTAATTGCCTATATTGTTTATGAATGAGCGACTGGCTCCATGATTCTAGTTTTTCATTATATGGATAGATTGTTACAAAAGAATAATGCAAATTCTTAAATTCTTTTGTTGCTGCTGGTATTGTGTGTGTCCATAATGTGCTTCGTACATCTTTTCTAAATCTTTTAAGAGTATAATAATTCATACCTAATCTAAGGTACTTTCCTTGTCCATAAACTCTTGCTCCACTTATACTAGCAAGTTCACCATTATACATAATTCCATATAGTGCGTCTAAAAATAATTTATCCCAATTAGTTTTACTGAATTTCCAAACTTCTTCTTCTAAATTTGAATCATACTTAGAACTGTAATCTAAAAAATGCTTATGAGAATTATGATCTTGTGTTAAAATTTCTTCTCTAAATCTATATACTAAATCATTATTTGTATCTAATTTAATTAATTGTATCATATTGTTTTGTAATTAGTTAGTTAAATTCCACATCTTTTCAAACGTATAGTTTCCTTTTAATCTAAGCGATATCAAATGCCGTTCCTTATTTCCTACAAGTGCCTTATGCGGAATGCAAGTATTAAGAACATAAGGATTTTTTTGTGAAAAGTAGTAATAATTAAAGTCGTCAACTTCTTGTTCTACATGCAATGCAGGAATATTAAACTCATTATATTTTTCCTTAGAAATAATCCACTTTCCACTTTTATCGTACCAAGCTTTATTAGTAACGTAATTACTTCCAGTCCAAACTATAACACTATCGTCACAATTACAGAGTGGTATATTCAATGCACATTTGACAATACAATCAAGTTTTGCATTATAATCAATATGATATTTTACTATTTGTCCTTGTTTATTAGAGGAAAACGTTTTAAAATAAACTGCATAATCTAATTGCGGTAATTTTAAATCCGTTAACCATTTATCTATAATTTTCTTGTGCTCATAAGATATTTCATATCTGTCTAAAACTTCTATTCTATTAGTTATATTAGTATTGTCTAACTGACATTTTTCTTTTCTATAGATATCAAAAAATACTGAAGGAATATTAATCTCTAATTCTTTATAATAATTATATAGTTTCGTTAATCTTTTTCCAACTGTGCCAATCATATATTCTTTCTTTTTTAGGATTTTTTATACCTGCTGCATGATCTACATTGCCTAATGACGATATTTTGATTGATGTTGCTTCATGCTTATTTATCTGCTCTGTAATATATGCTACAAACTTTGTATTTTGTAAATTGTCACCAACCCAAGGATCTCCCCAACATAATGTGTATTTTTCATCTCCATTATTATCCATTCCATGGAGGGCGGCGCCACTCATAAGATATCCTGTCCAATCATTAGGAATAGGAACACGATTATTTTTCTCATCAATATAATATAACGGATTATTTTCTCTACCTTTCAAAACTAATCTTAATTTTGGTTCTAAAGTTTTCAGCTGATCTGCATAACAATCTGTATGATGCCTCATTTTCATTCCTGGCATTGTTCTAATAATTATTATTCGAGGCCTTATATCTGTCATTGGAAAAATAAAATTATTACACAATTCTCTAAGGGATTTACAATCTTTTGTATATGGCAACCAATCCATATTTTTTTTATTGTTCACATCTTCATTTCCGTACAAACAAATCAAATAACTTTCTCGAAAGGTGCACCAATACCAATGCTCATTAGGTATAGCATCAATCTCTTCAGCCATTTGTGCTAAATCTTCATCTGTAACAGGAAAATCTAATTTCATTGCTGCAATATCTAATAGAGTAGAAAGCAGTCTATCATTCTTCATTTTTTAAAAATATCCTTTCATCACCTGAGTCCCATTTTATTTCAACATTTTTTTTATTTTCTTTCATCTTCTTTTTTTCTTGAGGTTGAATTGGCGTTATATGTAATTCGTCTATATTACAACTTACAGGACTCTCAATTATCCATTGTACATACGCAGCAATATCTTCTTGCTTAAAATGATGAAAATGACTCCATTGATGCATAGTCTTATCAGTATCAACTCCACCGAAGCTAAAATAAGTTGTTTTGATTTTACTATCAAACCAATTTACATGCTTTGATAAGGATCTATTCAAATCTCTTAAGGCACGTTTTTCAATTGGGTACAATCTATTATCTGGTCTAAAATAATAATCTACAGCAGATCCAAAACTAATTATATGTCCACTTTTATTATTGTCTTTCCATTCTGTCCAAACATATTGTAACAGTTTTGTTTGTGCAAAATCAATTAATAGTGAAGAATTTATAAAAACATCATAGTTCATACTAATTTTTGCTACTTTCTTAAGATTTTCCGATGTTAATAAATCTAAAGTATATGTTGCGTCATCCGATCTAGATATAGTATGAGCTGTTGGATATAATTCACATATTGCTTTAGCTATATTTTTTTTTGGGTTTCCAGTTAATAATATTTTCATTTATAAAATTTTTTGTAAATAATTATTTTTTATATTAATTCTTCTTGCAATAGCATTTTCAACAAAGTCTAAATCATCATAATATAAATCTTTAATTTCTTCATGCGTATAACCAATGTTTTTCATTCTATTATAATATTGAAATATACTCATACTTTTTTTCTGTCGTGCTCTACTATCATCATAGAATTCTTTTTCTAATTCAATTGCTTTTTCTACAGTTAAACAAGTATTAGTCCATCTATTATTATCACGCTCCTTTTCCATTGAATAACCATAAGCAGCTGGATTAGCAAATATTTTAGATACATTTTCATAAACATATCCTTTTGGTGTTTTGTAAAATCCAGCATTTTCTAAATTATATTTTTCAGCATCATCTACTGATATTATCGGAGGAACCGAAAATGCATATCTATTCAATTGTATACCATCTAATGGATTATCTTTCCTATATAACCATTCCATTGTTTCCCTAATACTTGCTTCGTCTTCATAAGGCAAACCTACAATGAATCCTGCTGCTATATAAACTTTCTCTTTCCATATATCTTTTAACATATGCAAATCTTTTTCAATTATTTTTCTATCACCTCTTTTTCCAATAAACGATCCTGTTTTTTTATTCATAGTTTCTATGCCAAATTCAACAGATCGCAACCCTATTTCTTCTAACATGTAAGGCATTTCTTTTGACTTTGACATTATTTCTAGTCTAGAATATGCGCTAAATTCAATTTTAAATGGCAATTCAGATATTACATCATATAAAAACCTTACTTTATTCATACTATCATTAAGCGTATCATCTGAAATCATATATCCAGTTGTACCATATAACTCATAGTTTCTAATAAATTCTTCTTGCAATACTTCTTTTTCTTTTGTGTAATCACCAAATTTTTTACCATTTAGATTAAATGCACAAAAACTACACGCAAATACACATCCTCTAGCAGTTTCAATAGGTAAATTTTCATTTTCAAAAATATAATCAGTCTTATCATAAATTATTTTAGACTTGCTGAAATCATTATATTGGTACATTTTTTCAGTAATAATATTACCCCAATCGGTTTTTATTGTTTTTAACGGTGTACTATATTTTAAATGGTTAGCAAGTGCAACACTAGATCGTTCTGCCTGCCCTAATATCCAATAATCAACACCTTGTGTATCATAATTAGCTGCCTTATATCCACCGACTACAATTTTTGCTTTGTTATTTTTACTTTTTATAAATTCAAAAATAACTCGCATCTCATCGTCTATTAAAGGAAATAATCTAACATAATTACTAGCTATTATTGTACGTAAACTTGTATTAGTATTTAAATATAATTCTTTTAAATCGTGATCTGAAATATATTTAGTCCATAATGTTGTTGAAAATCCTACAAATAAAGTAGATTTATCTACATGAACACTTAATATTCTGCAAATAGTATTAATATCAAAAGATGCAAAAAAATCTATAACTTGAACATTAAAACCATGTGATCTTAATTCTGTTGCAATTCTATAAGGTCCTGCATATCTGCTAACGCCGAAAACACCATTGACATCAGAAAATATTATAATTTCAGCCATTGTTCCAAATTAAAAAATCTTGTGCTTGTGTATTTAAAATAATGTCACAGTGAAATATTTTTTGTAAAAATTTATTGCAATAAAATGTAAAAAAATAATCATGCGTTTTATGATAAATTGGTGTATTATTTACAAGAATATTATTTTGTATTAAATAGTAATAATTGGATCTTAAATTTAAATCTAAGCAAGAACCAAATTCTTCATATCTTTTCCTATACACCCAATCTTTAAAAAATTTATTATTATTATCTACAAAAGATAGTATTAACTTTTTACATATACCTTGCAAATAATTAATTGTTGTTTTAAATGTAAAAAAATCAGTGTGTGTAAACACACTATAAGCAAAACAAATATCAAATTTTTCTTCTAATATAGGAAAAGGCTCATCTATATTGCCTTCATTATACATAGGACTAAAACGATTGTAATGTATAAAATTAGCATTACTAAATTCTATTTTTCCTTGACGTATCGCATCTTTTTCTACATCAATGCACGTATAGTTTTCTTCTTTAATTTTACCTTGACTAAAATATAATAAATTTCCTCTATTTCCTCCATAATCTAATATTTTTTTATTTTTATAATCACCAGCAAATTTTTCAAACAAACTAAATGTATGTTTAGTTTCATATCGTAGATGCATAATATACTTAAAATTTTATTATATTAGATTTTGGATTACCTCTCGCTTCTGCCTCACCTACTCTTCTTTTTTCATAAAAATGTACATGAGTAATTTGATTATTTTCTTTTTCTATTAAAACCTCTTGACACCGACTGCCTTCCCATCTTTTCATATCCTCTTTGCCTATACATAATAAAATAATTATATTTTCACTATCATTTAACGTTACTATGCCATTTTTGTTTACTAAATTATTATCATGTTGTCCAGCAATACCTACAAATGCAGTATCATATCCTAGCTCTTGCGCTTTTAATTGTGCCCAACTACAAGATAACATACAATCACGAATTACCCTTGTTAAAATTTCCATGTTCTTACCTTCTATAAGGTTTTCAAATGTCAATACATCATAATTATCTTTTATTGTAAAAAAATTATCAAATTTATTTTTATCATCTACCCATTTCCCTACAAAAGCTAAAGTAAGAGGCGCTTCTATTTGTTTAAGCTCTTGATGCATAAAAATCTGAGGTGTATCAATAGTGTCCCTTGGAAAATCAATGTACATTTGATCATCTTTATTAATTACCCATTCGCACACACACACATTACGACATAAATGTTGCTTTATCTGCTTACCTTCGTCAGTGTTTGTAAAAGCCATTATATTATATGGTTTTAAACAATTTTTACTAGGTGCTTTTTCTGCTGCTGCTATAATTTTATCTACATGATCGTTAGGTACTGGCTCATCTAAGAATAATCTAACAGTGCGTCTTGCATCAAATAAATTATCTAACATATTTAATCCTTTATATTTGTACATCCTACTAAATGCCATCTAACGTTATCTGAACTATTAATGAATGTATGTGTTTCTTTAGTATTAACTAAATATACTTTTCCAGATTCTAAATGATATTGTTGTTTGTGCTTAGGAAAATAAAATACACAATTTTTGTTTGTCCAAATAGGTACATGAAGTCTCCATGTAGGGTCTGCGTGAAAAGAGTAACAAGTTTTACCTTCTTTAAACATACATCTTGTCCTAATCAGTTCAAAATCTTTTACAATTTTTTCAATCTCTGTATTTATAAAACTTTTATGAATTTGATCAAAGTCATATTCAGTTACTCCATTATACAGTTTTAAACTTTCTAGACCGTCAATTATATCCCAAGGACTTGGTACTCCTTTTCTATGTTGAACAGATATTCCTTCCATTCTAATTACTAACGGATGTTTCCTAACATCTTCTAAACAATTTCTAATATCATCAATGTTAATTTGATACTTTAATTCTTTAACTAATTCCATATTTATTCTGCTACATTCAAATCAATTAAATCTAAAATTTTCCTTTTTGGTATTTTTGAATCTGCACTACTCACACAAGATTCTGTTGTACATACAACTGGATTTTTAAACAGTTGAAACCCAGTTTCTATGTTACCTAGAGGCACATCATGACAACTATAACTTCTTTTTACACTTCCGTCAGGTTCTCTAATTATAATTCCTTGATACCCAGCGTTACAACTCCATCCTTTAAATTTATTAAAATTAAAAGCATTAAATCTTTCTGCTTGGTCCATGTACCATTTTTTTCCATCTTTATCAGTAAATTCTACCTGCATATGCCAAGGCACACTGGCATCATTCTTACCCATTATTCCTGGATTAATATCATAAGATGGTTTTGGTCGATCTTGCCATTTGCGCTTAGATTCTGTGTAAGCACGTTGTGGCATTCCATTCCATAATTTTTTTAACTGTTCATCTGTATATCCATCAACAACACGGCTAGCAGTAGGATCGCTTTGTGGTTTTAGTGTTACATTTATTCCTTGTTCGTGAAAAAATAATGCATTTTCCCAATCTCTGTCAAACCATTCTGGAACCATTACTTGATTAATTGTTATTTGAACATCGTTTTCTTGACACAATATTAATTTATCTGCAAAATCTTGCATCTGTTCTTTTGTGCATACATGTTCAGTATGTAAACTTGCTGTAATACTTGCCCTATGGAATGGTTTTGCATATTCAACATACTGTTTAAACCATTCCATAGGTCTAGAACAATTACTAGTCATGTGTATGCTTGTATAATTTGTGTTAGGCACATCATCTGCAAGATATTTTAGGATATCTAAATATCCTGGATGGAATGTAGGTTCGCCGCCAGACAAACTAAAATGGAAACTGTTAAATCCGTTGCTTCTTGCTTGTTTTTTTATCTCATCTATAGTCAGCAAACATAATTTTGTTGGTCTATGATCTTTTGTATTTGATCTTGCATAAGGCCAACAATACGAACAACGATAATTACAATACCTACCTAATAACCACGAAACTGTAAAAAGGTCTCTATATAACAATGTCCTTTGTCCAACTTGAACTAAATTATCAAATGGTATTTTAGTAAAATCATAGTTAGACCATTTTAAATCTTCAGACATTTATAAACCATTATAATTTTTCTTTAATAAAAACATCTCTCTTCTTTTGTTTACATACTTGTTTACAACGCAGGATTGGTGATTCTGTATTCCAAGAATCTATTATTCCAATCCATATATCACTATTAATTGCATCATCAATGGTAGTTGTTTTTAAATTAATTGTATTAATATAATCATTTTTTGCTAGCAACACTTCAAAATCATCTTTTATTATACGACTAACATTATATTCTAACATTTTACTATTTAAATGACAACAAGGTATTATATTACCATTATGATTAACAAATATCCTTTTTTGGTTACCATATTTACAACTTATAGTACTTTCTTCAATAGCACTATCAATTGACTTTGTTTGTGACGGTTTTACACCTTGTGAATCTTTTCTGTGACTAATAATTGTTTTAAAATCTTTAAATCCTTCTTCTTTGGCAATTCGTTTGGCTGCATCTAGTTGGTGCTCATTATGTTCAAATACTATAAACTGCCAATTACTATCTCCTCCTGCTTTATTAAAGGCTCTAAAATTTTCTTGGATTTTTTTAAATCTTGATCCTTTTCGATATATTTCTGAAGTTTCATCACTTCCGTCTATTCCCCAAGTTACCCTATGTGAATGTGAAGTTGTAAGTAACTTAGCTAACTTTTTCCACCATACTGCTGTTCTTGTGCTTCCATTTGTAGCAATATTAATATGGCATTTCCATTCAACAAAATATTTTATTATATCAAAAAAATGAGGATGAGTAGTGGGTTCATCTACACTTCCGCAAAAATTGATTATCTTTATATTTGGAAACATTTCTTTTTTGAATCTATGTTTAATTAACTCAAAATCTATATATTCTTTGTTTAAAATTTTATCTGCTTGATTTGATATAACACGAAAACATCCTTTACATTCTATATTACAAAAACTTGTAAGCTCAATATCAATCCATTCTAAAGTATCAATTGTCCACATTACAAAATCTCCGTAGGGTCAATCGGAACATTGTTTGGCTTCTGGAAATCTGTGTTATCAAAAATCTTCATATTAACATGTCTTGCTAATATAGTTTTATAATTGTCTAAATAAACACTTTTAGGCGCACACAATCCACATCCGCAAGTATGCTTTGGGCATATTACTGTAGGCATTGTGCCGCTAGAAAGTTTTTCTTTTAATTCAGCAATAATTTTTTTACCTTCAGAAATTTTTCCAATAGGACCTCTTGTTTGGTCAAACTTTGCTTGACAAGTTTGATGATGAAATATACTATCTGTTTGTTGTTCAAGATGTAAGAAAAACCAATTAACACTACAATTCCAACCTTTAAAATTTCTAAAGTCTACAAAAGTACCTTTGCGGTGTTTTCCTTTTGCAATTAGGCACATTTCTCTACTTCCACAACATGGTCTTCCAATGGCCCATCCTTCTTTCTTTTCTACTTGATGTTTTTCATTCTGCTCTTTCCCCACTGCACTGAGAGCTGATGTAACTTCTTTTTCATCATTTAGTTTTGCATTCTTATATTTCCAATAATTTTTCATATAGTCAAGTTGAGCATCTGTATATAAATGTGAAAAATTACTCTTACTACCTGCTTCTTCACCAATTACTCTAGGAACATATACTACTCCATTTTTGTGCAAGTAGTCACAAAGTTCTTTACACTCGTCAAAATATGCTGCATGAAACATAACATTTACACTAACTGTACAATTATTCTCAGGTCCATGCGTGTGAAACTGCATGATTCTATCACGAACCTGTTGCTTTAACATATTGTTACTTTCAGCATGGTAACTTATAGTTATATGATCGGTGTGTTTTATTACCGCATTAGCCATCTCTTCACTCATAGCGCCGTTTGATGTTACTGTAAACGCTGCGTGCCAGCGGTCTTGATATTTTTTTTCATATGTTTGTCTTAAATAACGTAAAAAAGGAATAAAGTTTGGATTTACTGTTGGCTCTCCACCTGTAAAACCTATATTAGCTTCTTTAAAACTTCTGTATTCTGTGTAAGTATCTATATATTCAAATAGAAAATCAATATTAGCTTTTAACTCATCTAATGTTGCATGCTTGCTAAAATTGTCATGTCTGTGTGCAGGACAATAACTGCAATCATAATTGCATCTACGTCCTAAATCCCATGTAACTTGAAATATTTTACCTGATAATAAGTCTACTGTATCAAAACTCATTAGTTATTCCTTGTTTTTTAACATATATTTCAAAACTTTTTTTTAAGCCATAATAGTTTTTTATAACTATATCTTTTTGATAAGGAGATTTATAGCTAGTTTTTTTAAAAGAGTTTTCCTCAAAACAAAAATTTATTTTATTACCTACGTCTAACAAGATGTTAGTTGAAAATAAAGTTTCATAATATATTTTATTAAATGAATTAAACTTCTTACCTTCTTTCTTCCAATGGGTTTCATGCTTGATAATATTCCAATAATCACATATTAATTCTTCCATAGAAAGATTTATTTTACAATCTATATAACTATATTTTCGCCATTGATTAGTATATATTGCTATATACTTACTACAAATTTGATCAAATTTATTTTGCCGTGTGCTTAAGATAAACTCCCAATTTTGTGTGTCCTTCACTGTAACTTCAAATTTATGACAATGTAACATATTATTTTTATTTTTTTGTAAAACTCTACATTTTTTATCATCTAAATTGTAAGAATTACCATTGTTATAAAAAAAATTTCTTATATATGTGCTACCTGTTCTTGTTGCAGATTTTATTAATATATTTTTAAACATTTTTAAATATACTTTTCATTTCTGTGAATGTTTCATAAAAATTTGTATTTCTTTGAGCATCACACAATTCTAAATATTCCTTTAATTCTGGTAATCTTATAGTCCAATCTTCAGATTCCATAAAAGATAACATTCCTTCTAATCTTTTGATTCCGTAAGCCGCATTCTCCCAATCTTTATACTCTACGTTATGCCAACTTGGTATTCCTAAATGGTAATTATCTTTCCACCAAGGATAAAAATCTTGATATTTTTTACGACATTCTTCTTTGAACCATTTAGGCAATACTTTTACATTTATGTGTCCGGGCCAATATACAAAATGATAGTTTATGCCTCCTGCACCAAATGGCCACATATTGACTTTCCTAAATCCTTGTGTCAATTTCCATTGTATAAAATCTGGTATATAATAAATGTTCAAAGCATTGACTGCACAAGCTACAGTAACTTCTACATTATCTGTAGTTTCTTTATCTAAAATATGAAAGACTTCTTCTGTTCGTTCCCATGTAGATGGGTAACGTATATATTCATTCATTTTGTATATTGAATCAACTGAGTAATGGAATCTAACTATTTTAAATTCTTTCCAAAGATCAAACAAATCTTCTCTCCATTCCACACCATTGGAGTTGTATCGTAATTCTAAATCTTTAGCATAACCATTTTTTACAGCATACTCTAATATTTCGTAATGCTCATCAATTATTAAACTTTCACCCCCTGCAAAATATACTTGTTGCATTGTTGGCATTTGCTCATAAAACTGATCCCAAAATATAGGATTTTCTTTATGCCAGTTATAAGATGAGTGATTTGTACTGCCTTTGTTCTCCCACTGCATTATTTCTTTGAGAGATTCATTTTGTACCTTTGGAAATATAGCTCCCCAATCCTTAATCCACCCCGATGAATCGTGTGGTGAACACATAATACAACCTAACTGACATTTGGTTCCAAATCTCAAGTCAATATAGGTAAGATGGGCTGGCGAAAATCCATCTTCTTCTGTATTAGCTACAATTTTATCCATATCAACTCGTTGCGCCCAGTAATCTGTTTCCCATTGACGTTTGGATCTATGTCCTGCCGCTTCTTCCTTATAACACTTTATACACGAAGGCGGTTGCTCACCATTCAACATCTGTTTGCGAACATTTTTCATATAATTAGAGTTCCAAGCAGTTTGAAAATCAGTTACATTTAGATTGTTAGGTTTACCATCATCTGTTTTTAGAATTCCTACTTGTCCGCCATGTTCCTTATCATTAGTAGGACCAACTGAAGATGCATTTGCTGTACAACAAACTCTCATAGATCCATCTGGACGAGTACTCAAATGAACCCAAGGCAATAAGCAAAAAGTTTCTGAAGGGTATTTATTATCTTTCATACTATTACTTATTATTTAACCTCTCTAATGCCCATTTTCTTTCAACACACCAAAAACATAAGCCACATTCTTTTAGCTCTATAGAATCCTTTGCAATTGAATAGTATGTGTAATCTATTCCTAAAAGATTTTCATTCTTATAATCACCTTCACAACTTCTTGTTACGTTAAAGAAATCCATAATATCATAGTTTTTATATTGTTGTACAATCCAATCTTTTTCTATAAGACGCAACGGCTCTAAACACCAAGAAATTCCTTCATGTTTGATGTATGCTAAAGTTTTTAAGTCATGTGTAACATTGTCTCTATTACACATTCTATCTTTAATATCAAAATCTACAGTAGGATTTTGTGTAGTAGCATTATAAACAGCATTATACTTGTTATAGAATGCCAAATAACTATTAAAGGAAGAAATTAAAACTTGATCTGGGGATCTATCGCCAACAATATTTCCCACTACACCATGCTCCAACTCAGGCGGTATATAAGTTGTTTCTCTATTATCTATTATATTTGGAAATCTATTCTTAAGCCAATTATACACATTTAACGATACATCACCTTGCCAAGGACGTGTTTTCCAACATCTTTTATATGTAATAACATCAATTTTACATTTATAATTTTTTTCTTGAATTATTGTTGCTAGTAGGTAAGTTAGCATAGCACTATCAGCACCACCACTTAAATTAATCGCAACTTTGTTCCAATTAGGATTTAACGGAATTGCAACGCCATTTATTAAATGTGTTTGCAAACCTTGCTCTAATAATCGATCCTTAATACTACCATATAGCTTTTCTTTTGCCAAAAAAAAAGCTCATGATCAGATATATTATTATGTATTCTTTTTGTTTCTTCTTCAATAAATTTAAATTGATCAAAATTATAATTATTATTAAAAATACAAGTTTGATATAATGTATTATCCATTTTTATCCTTTATTGTAACTATTTATTGGTCTTTTAAGATTTTTAAAATCAGGCACATACCTCACTGCCTTTTTTGGAAACATCGCATATAATTCTTCTATCATAATTGACATATGTGGGAATAATCTATCCCAATCAGTTTCTGGTCTTTTGATTTTAAAATATGAAAATGCCATATCATAATGCCATGCTGTTGTATCAATTATGTTTGTACCGATTAAGTTTTTTATTTTGCTTAAATATCTTATGAAATAATCTAATTTATGTTGTTCGCAAAACTTAATAGCATCATTTTGATCTTCTTTAAAACGCTTAGGCATTCCTATAATAGTCATTCCCATCTCATTTGCATAGTTAAATGCAAACCTTGTTATTGTATGCCGAAACATTTCTTTCATCTTCTTTGGTCCTAAAGTATCTAAATAAAATTCTATATCATCTTTAAAATACGGCACACTATATACGTTTAATGTATTAACAATTCTAATATCAATATTTTTAAAATCAGCATCTAAAATATAATTCATATTTCGCATAAGCCGATTCCATTGTAAACCATGTCTTATTGCTTCGGCTCTATCTCTTGTTGAATCTACACTAACATCAAAAACACACTTTATATCTTTGTGTTTATCAAATAAATTTATATAATCATTAAAAACTTTTTCTTTGGTATTGAAATTTGTATGCAAGAACAAAAAAAGTTGTTTATTAGGAACAATATCTATAATTTGCTCTATAAGCCATAAACTATGTGGATTATATGTAGGCTCTCCTCCTGAAATTATAAAGGTATACTGTACGTTAGGGTTATATTTTTTGTTTTTTAAATACGTAATAAAGTTTTTTATAGCAGATTCAAACCATTCATCACTAGTACCTACTGTAGGAATTCCTATTTCTTTTGCCCAACTTGAACTATCCTTAGGTGCGCAATATACACATTTTAAATCACATGCACTACTAAGATTGATAGTAAATCTTTCAATATAATCATCATCTAATAAACTTTTTTTAAAACTTTCATCTAATCTACTATGAAACAAATTTCTATTTTTAAAAAAACTATTAGGCAAGGATTTAGTACAAGTAAAACAACTTGGCTCTGGTAACTTGTTATGAAGAATCATTGATTCTTTACGACTTTTTAATTCAGGATTATGACATAAAATATTTGGATTGTTAAAATCTTTTATGTCTAACATAATATCAGTAGTTTTACAACAATTGGTAATACTACCTCGCATAAGTCTTAAATCCATACTGTAGAATAATTCACTACAAATATTCTGTTTATCCATTTTTTATTCTTGTAAGGTATACATCTTCCACATCATCTATCTGATAATTCTGAAATACATCATTAAAACGTTTTTTAAATAATCTATCAGAATATCTTCTATACACAAAAAAAGAACTATACCATTTTGGATCTAATTTTGTTGAATCTATATAATCTTTAATTTCGTCTAATATTTTTATTGCCGATTCAATAGGTACGAATGTATCCTTTGATTTTAAATATCCATAGTTATCTTTGTAGTTTACTAAAGTCTTTCTTAAATACTTCTCATACTCTATTATTGCATCCTTTGTTTCATTGATATCTTCATATACTTCATTCCTAAACTCATGCATTATTAATGATGGATTTATATATTCTGGAGTTTGAACTGGGGCTGCTTTTATATCATCAAGAGGCAAAGTTAAAATACTTTCAAATACATTTTTAATATCCATTATTTGATATATTGAATATGTAATAACTCCTACTATCTTGGAATTAGTATTAATTTTCCTAAACTTATCTAAATTTGTAGATAATGTATTCCAATCTCCGTCTCGAAAATATCTATAAATATTTGTTCCTGCATCTATGCTTATATTCATAGTTACTTTTTTAAATTTTGAAAGCAAATCATTAAGGCGATCCATATCAAACTCAGCATTAAAATTTGTATAAAAAAATATGTGTAAATTTTTTGCATTAGGATGATGTTGTAATAATTCTAGCGCAAGAAAAAATTGCTGTTGTTTGAGCGGCTCGCCTCCGCTACAATCAAATTGTTCTAAATTAGGAAAATTATCACATAAATCATTAATTATATTCCTTGTGTCATCTAAACTCAATTTCATTCTTTGATATCTTTCTTTATCCTTAGGCTGATGACGAAGTCCTAATAATTGATAAATTAAATTATTAGATAATTCCTTACGATATTTTTCTATTTCTGATTGTAATCCTTTTAGTTTTGTTTCCCAACTACTTGAAAATGTAGAGTCACAATGCAAACAAGACATATTACAACTATTATTAAATCTTAATTCAATATGTTTTAATGCTTTATAATCCATTTCTCCTGTTTCAGAATTATAAAATTCTTTACTAAAATTTTTACTATAATCAAATCTCATAGATTTTAAATTTACTGCTTCCATTTCTTTACATAAATGACACCCAGCAGGAAATTTTCCGGATTGCAGTTGTTTCCTATGATTTCTAAAATTTTCATTATTCCAAAAATCACTAGTCACCTTTCCTTCCAAAATATGCAAAGGGTCAACTTGTGTAGGGCAACTAGTTGCAAATCCGTTCTTATAGTTAACACCATGTAAGCTATAAAAACAATTAAGACTCATTGTATAATTATCTAATGTATTCATAGGTTTATTGACTCTATTCAGTACTTATTTTAGTAAATTCATTATGATAGGCTTTGTTTTTAGCACAAGTTCGTATACATCTAGAGACGTGCTTATTATGATAAGGATTCCAACTAGATTCTAATACTTCTGTGTACCAAGGATGAGAAATTATTTCATCTATATTGTAATATATTAAGCTGTTCCAATTTAGATCAAATGAATTAAGTTTATCTAATATTCCATCTTTATTTCTTATCGTACTATCCCACAAAAAACAACAAGGCCACACTGTTAAATTACTTGCTATAAAAATTTCACCTTCATGAACAAATTTACAAACAATTGTATCTGTTACTTCTTTTATTTGCTCTTCTGATAATTGCTTAGTAGAACTAGATTCTATAAATTTATCTAATTCTTCAATTTCTTTTATCTTACTATGTTCTTTTTTTCCAGTAGTAGTAATTATATAATTTTCTGTATTGATCTTTTTAGTAGCTTTGTCACGTTTTTGTATATTAGACATCCACTCATTATAGCTATTCCGCATACCAGTCCTAGTTGAAAAAGTAAAGCCTAATTCTTTTGCACGATTGTATGCAGCATCTAATTCATATTCATTATGATCAAATACAATATAAACCCATTGCCCACTTCCTTCACTTGCATTTTCTGCAAATGCAACCATATTACGATCAATTATCTTATATGAAGTATTAACTCGATATATATGATTTGTTTCTTTAAATCCATCTACACACCAATGAACATGGACCAACCCAGGCCTTGCTCTAGATATTTCTCCAAGCCGTGCCCACCAGTCTGCACTTTGAATTCCACCATTTGTACTAACTTCACAATACGCATTGTTTTCTGTTAAATAATCAATCATATCTACCATTTCAAAGTTTTTTGCAGGATCTCCTAAAACTCCACAAAACTTAAACATTTTACCTTGAATATTTTCTTTTAAAGGAAAGATACGTTGGATTTCTTTAAGTCCAAAACTTTTAATTTTGTATTTTCCTACATTCAGTGTTCTAGCACATCCAGGACATGCTGCATTACAATCGCTAGTAATTTCTAATTCGATTTTTTTAATATTATTTCTAAGCACAAATTATTTACCTTTTCATGATATGCTATTTAAATTGTTCTGAAAATACGTCAAACTCTATGCCACACTTCATACTACAAACCTTTAACCTTCCATTGTTACAACCTGTGATTTTCCAACTACGTTCTATACTATCAAATATACCTGTTTCAAAAACAGCCTTCAATCCATGTTTCTTAACATTAATTGCATCTTTACCGCCAACAGCATTGATAAAGTTCCATATTTGTTCAACTTTAGGATCTTTGTGCCACCACTTATACATGCGTCCAGCAGTCCAGCAGCAAGGCATAACTAAACCTTCAGCTGTAATAAACAAGCTGCCTTGATCTTTTACTTTACAATTGATAGGTACTACATCATAATATTCATCCATACTACCATATTTCTCAATCAATAAATCCTGTCTAGTTAAGGCTTTATTTTGGTATATTACAGTTGGCTTTTTAAGTTTTGTAGTTTCTTTTCCATTCCGATTTTTAGCTTGATGTACTTCTTTCTTTTTATTATTTGCTGTAATAAATCTACCTGTTTTTTTAGGAATAAATCTTTCACATCCCCATTTTTTAGCCAAAGCTTTTGCTTCATCTACTTGATGTTCGTTGTGCTTAAATATTAAAAAATCCCAGCGAGCTCTGCCGCCTGCGTCAATGAACGCTCGCATATTGCGTTCTACATTATTCCAGACAACACCTTGCCTATACAAATGATTAGTGTCGCTAAGGCCATCTACGCTGAAAATAACAGCACCCATTTTACCAAAGACTTCAGCCAATTCACGCCACCACGCTTCATCTTTTGCCCCTGCATTTGTGTTCATAGAGAGCCATATTTTGCTGTTATGCTCTCTAAAGTATTTGAATATATCTAGTGTATAACGGGAAACAATAGGATCACCTAGGTTGCCACACATGTACATAGTATCTAACTGTTTTATAAATTCAGGTTCAAATATACGTTTGCAATCTTCTAAAGTAAGCTCACTAAGATCAATATGAGGATTTAAACCTTCGCCATTCATATTACGATCACACATAGGGCAGTTTGCTTGACAATTTTGTGTATTTTCTAAATGAATTGTTTTTATATCGTAGTAATTATACATGCAAGTATTCTATCATTTCTTTATCGAGATAAATCATATCTTTTAGTTGATCTAACTTTTGTTCGAACTCTTTAAGATCTTCTAAATTGTCGTGATATAATTCTCTAGCAATCTCTTTATTCTTACTAGTAATTTTAAGGTCAAGTGGTTTATTAATCAACCTAATTACTTCCTCAACATATAGATCAAACCTATTATCAGTGTCTTCGTCAAAACTTAAATCACAGTCAAAAATAAATCCGTATTCTTTTAGTTTTTTATACATACCTGGATATCCGTAATTAAGGAAAGGCTTTCCGCTTAGTAAGGGTCTAAATGTTTTTTCTGATATAAAAAAGTAAGGAACGCCTGTAACACTACAGGTCTCTATTTGAAATTCAAATAAGCTACAGTACCATTCTTCTGGTAGGTTTCTTTTGACATCGTAATGACTTTTTACATTATGTTCTGAAGGTAAGGCAACTTCAGGCCACAAACTGTAAATACCATAATCTAATACTTTTGCGTTTTTTAGTTTAGATATTAATGCAGTTCTAGTAGTACTATGTGCTCCATTTAGAGATATAAACTTCCAGTCACATCTAGGTGTATAATCTACTAAGGGTCTTTTATACATCCAATACAAAGGAAAAGTCCTAATATTGTCTGACTGCGAATCTACGCTCGAACAATAAATTGTGCTATTCTTAATTACTTCGGGTTTTACATTATACCTTACAGTTAATTCTTCTATAGGTTCTGTAGAAATATCTATGTATGTGTTAATTTCAAAAAATCTGTTAAATAAATCTTGTCGAGATAAAAATTTTTTATGCAAGCAACAACTATTTAATCCTAACTCCCTAAGCATTTTCATATAAAAATCCAGATATTTGTAATGTGTATTTGTTATGCATACCTGCGTTAGCACTAAGGTGTAAATGATTGCTGTCCCATATATAACCTTGATTTGCTTTCCAATGAGTGCTATTATACCATGTGTTTTTTATTTTATATTGTAAAAAATGACCTTCTTTCCAATCTTCTAGATATATATGGGCTCTTACTTTTTTCCTAGTATCATTTGGAAACTTTTTTTTAATTTGAAAAAAAGTATCTCTATGTATAGGAATTACGTTCCCAGGAGGTTGTAAAATGCTGCTTACTGTTATTACTTCAATTCCTAATTGATTACCTAAATTTTCAAAATCAATCTGTGTGTTATTCCACCATAGTTGCCTAATTAAGGTATTATTAGTATCATAACTATCAGGAAAACCTCCATATGTTTCATGGATATCTTCAAGCTCGTGTATTTGGTGAGTTATACAACTACCTTCATGTACATTATAGTCCGCACTTAAAAAAATTTCAGTGTCATATATTATTGTGGTATCATAGATCATAAATTAATTCCATATCTATACATCTTTTCCTCTAGATTTAAAATAAAATATTTTTTGTATATTATACATTACATTTATAGAAGACATATAATATTTTTCTATGTAATCTAAATTATCAACAAAAGTAAAACTGTCAGGATCGATTACTACTATTTTTTTTGATTTAGTAAAGGCAAAATTAGATAATAATGGATCTGTATGGATAAAATACTTATCATCTGGTAAGGATTTTGAATAGTTTAAAGTTTCTAAAAATATAGAAGGTAAAAGTGAACTTATATTAATTATCTCAGTTTTTTCTAACAAATGATAGTTGTCACTATTTTTTATTAAGTCTTCTACAGTACAAATAATATCTGGAATATATTCCATAGTATAAGTTTGTTCATCGATAATATCTAAAACTTTTACATACATAGATTTTTTTTTTGATAATTGGTTATAAGCATACAACCAATACTTGTCAATCTTGGTGTATTTTAAATATTTTATAACTATATTGTTTTTAAGAGTAACAATAGATTTAGAATTTTCGTGTATAATCATTTATCTAATCCTATATCACTAAGTTTTTTCATTTAGAAATTCTGCACTTAAAATATTAGTATCATATTTAATTGTTGTATTATAAATCATAAATTAATTTTATATCCGTTCCAGGGCCTGCTAGACTGGGTAAATCTCCATACTTTTCTACATACCATTTAATAACCGCAAGGTACCAGTTTCGACTATTATGATGTGCTTGTTTGTTGAATTGGTTTATATTATTATTAGTAGCTTGCATAGTGCTAAGTGCTCGTGAACTTTCTTTTTGCAGTTCTCTTAAAGAAAATTTTTCTAGATAGATTTTTTTATCTATGTCCAATTCGCATAAATCGTTTGTATTGACCAACGTCTAATTCTCCTTCATAGTATAATTCACTTAATGGTGTTATTTCACCAAATTGTTCTAATGATTCTGAACAATTAACATGATCTTCGATACCTTTGAAATTATTAGTTTGCAAGATTACCAATTTTCCAATAGGAATTTTTTCATACCATTTATCAAAATTTTTAACATGTTCACAACTAGTATTAATAATTGTATTCACAGCGTCCTTTATTGGATAAGACATCCTATTATTTTTTTTACTCCAATAAGTCCATTCGTGAATATCATAATTGAGATTTAGAATATTATCAGTAATTGCTTTAAATCTCCAACTTTGCTCAACCCAACGTTTATTAAAAATTTCTGCTATTTCTATACAACTAGGATCTATATCAAAACTTCTTATTTTATCAACAATTATTCCACTCTCAAATAACATTGGACCTAGTGTTGCATACCATCCGGCACATAGATACACTGTTCCTAATGGCTTGTTCAATTTTTTTAAGTTATCTATTAACCATTTTTTACTATGTAACTGACCTCTTGAAAAACAATCTTTATTATAAGGAATTTTTAATCTATGTAAAGATTTAAAGGATGCAACTAAACTTGTATCGATATAATAATTTAGGATAGGCCATAATTTCCATTCATTATCTTCTAAAATTAGTTTTCTTAAATTATCATTATATTCGTGTGTTAATGGAGAACTTGCAAGCAATCTAAATAGACTGTGCATATCTTTATCAATATAAAGTCTCCTTAAATCTGATAGATTTGCGTTTGTAGGATAAAGTATCTCTAATCTATCTAATAACTCAAATAATTGAAGACTCATATTTTTCTCTTAACCAATCAAAGTCATTTATAAGCTTCAATGCAGCTAAATTGTCTTTATTTTCATAACCATAATTTCTTCCTGCATTTGCTCCTAATATAGCAAATTGACCATATAACTTATCTGCACCAACTGTACACCATACATCTAATCTTTCTTCTGTTTCTTTAGACTTTTGTCTATCAATAATCTTAGATGCTAATTTACAACATTCTCTAAAAGCAGATTTCCAAGTTGAAAACTCATCAACATTAAATGCAGTTATATTAGAAACTTGTGGAATTGATTTAAATTTATCTGTTATACTAGTTGTCATGTCAGGTTTGGATATATCCATATTGATTGTTAGTTGCCGAGGAAATAACTTTATTCCACCATATCCGTACACTAAATCATTGATTGGATTTTTTGACCTCCACACATGAACAGTCTCTCTATCCCAAGTGTCTACAAACAATTCAAAATTAAAATCATCCATTAAAATAGCATCTGCATCTACAATCCATACCATTTCAGATGTAGATTGCTTTGCTGCCTGTATATGTGCTTGATGGATACCTTTTACACCATGAACACGAGTAGCATGAGGTGCTTTCTTGAGTAATTCTTTATAATGCTCATCTGCATTTACCTCGTCGTAGCTTATAAACACAACATCATATGGTTTATGCTTACTAGCAATAATATTCCATTCTTTTTTATAAACTATATGCCTATGCTCTAACTCTCTACGACTTATAGGATGATATTTAGAAAACAAGAACACGCCATTATACTTTTCGTCGTCATTACATATATTCTTAAAGGCATGATTTTCTTTTCTTTCATACTCAAATTCTTTACCTCTATAAGTATAAAATATATCAAAGTTAAAATCTAATAACTCTATACTATTACTTGTGCCAAAAAACATTTCTGTATTACAAGTATTTAGAGCATGTTCATACTCTTCGTATGTATCAATTGTAAATATTGGATATTTACTTGCTCTTGTTGCTACAGTTTCATATTCTTTTTTATGAACAAGATGCCTGTATTCTATTTCTTTTTTTGAAACAGGTTTATGTTTAGAAAATAGATATAACCCATCATATTTTAATTCGCCACATACATCATTTAACCAGGCATGATTTTCTTGCCTATTATATTCTTCTGCTTTACTTACTCTAAAATAAACATTAGGCATATCAATTATATCAACCATAGAAGAAATACCATAAAACATTTCTGTTTTGGAACTTGCTAATGCCTGTTCATACTGCTCCATTGTATCAATGATAAAAATCTCATAAGGTTTAGGAGTACTAGCAATAATTGGTACTTCTTTTTTTCTGACATAAAACCTATAATCAACTTCATTTTTTGATAAAGGATAAGTTTTTGGTAGTAATGCTATACCATCGTAACAATCTCCATTTAAGAAAGTATGAGGATATTCTTGAGAAAAATTATCGGGAATATAATCAAACAAAAAGGAATTGTCAACTATAACATCAGGATACACTGTATAAAAAAATTTAGTAGTTGTCTTTTCCTGCGCTGAAAATACTGAAGTAGCAAATTTTAATGTAAAAAACTTTTCTCTTAAATTTTTATACGTTTCATCTTTTGAATCGTTGATATAAAAAATATCATACATTTCTAGTATTGCCGTAATGAATTACAATATAATTAGGATCATTAAATTTACGCCACGGATCAACAACAATAGAACCTACTGGTATATTGCAGTATAAAGAATCATGTTGTTCTTGATTCATATACGAATAGGTAGTAGTAGCTGAATGAGCAAGCAAAACTACACAAGGTGAAGTAGGAACAAAATTGTCGCCTGTTTGAGGATCAATGTATTGTGGTGTAATACCGTATTCTTCGCAATAATGGCCAATTAATATAGAGTAACTTCCTTCTTCGTACGGCACGTTAGGTTTATATGCTTTACCATGAATTAAAATAGGAAATCCGGATTTTTTTGATTCCTGCACTAATTTGCCAGCTAAATTCTTTGCTTGTATTTCTCTAGCTGTCATTATAGCATCAAACAAATCATACCCTAGCCCTAAATCGTCAGCCATGTATCGTAACGCAATATTATCTCTAGGATGACAAGCTCCGCCGTCGCCCATGCCTGCTTTCATATATTGCGGACCCATTATACGCCAGGTAGATTTAGCTAAAGCATCTGTTACAATATCAACATTTATATTTCCTTGTATTTCTGCTACATCTTGAATCATATTCACTAGAGATAATTTTGCTGAAATAAAAGTATTGTAAAATACTTTTATACATTCGCATTCGTCCCAAGTGCCAACAATATAACGTGGCTCATTCTGCATTATAGTCTTATAAAATTCAACTAATTTTTTTGCAGGACCTGTTTCTTTGCCGTCTTCGGTTCCTATCATTACCATTTCAGGATTTACCATGTCCCACGCTACACTGCCCATAGCAATAAGATAAGGATTATACACAAATTCACAGTTTGTAACTAAAGGTGCTAACTCTCTGCGAACGGTTCCTGGCAAGACTGTTGATATTAGAACTAGGAGTTGAGATTTTTTCATATAATGATTTGCTTCTTTTAGCACAGATTTTGCTATATCATATGAAAAATCTTTTGGAGGTAAATCTACGATAGGTGTTTTGCCATCGTATCTTGTATCGTGTGGTGTAGGTACTGCTACAAATACAATATCTTTTCCTTCAACTACTTCTTTGATTGATTCAACAACTTTGACGTTATTTGACTTAACAGATTGTACATCATAACCATCAACTTGATAACCATTTTTTGCTATTTCAGTAGCACAAGGCATACCTAATTTTCCTAAACCAATATATCCAATCTTCATCTTATTCCTTATTAAAAAAGTCTAGTAAAATTGGTATTAAATCTGTCTGATAATACCAATTTTCAACATTCTTTACCGTATATAAATTATGTAATAAATCTGGTAGCATTTCATATAAAATTGATACCCATTGATTATCTGGTATACCATACAACCTGTCAAATTCTTTTAAAACCTTCCTAAGCCTTTGATGATTGTCATCTATTTCATCATAACTGTGATCTATCCATTTATCAAACATTCTATATCCATAACTTCTTAATGCAGCTACATTACCTTTTGGACCAGCAACAATAAAAGGCTGTAGCATTCCAAAAGGTTTAAATGACTTTTCTGTTATAAATGGAACTTCTACCCTATCTTCCCATGTTTCACTCACTAATTGAAAATAACTTTTTAAAGTATGTATCCAACCCACTCTATCAGCTAAATTGATATCTAAATCTAAATTGTTGTGATTTTTACTCATATCATTTGCTTCAATTATTTTACAATGAATATCTCCAATTTTATGTAATTGTTCAAATTCTTTTTTATATTCGGAAAAATCCTCTGCCCAAGAATAATTTCTTAATTGTTCTGCATCACAAGGAGCACATTCGGTAAATCTACCTAAACTATATAATGCTCTATCATATCTATGATGCATTTGATGAGCTACTATTACAACTCTAGCCTTTCTAGGCCTCCTATTATAATTTAATGATTTATACGGAACACGTTCTTTTCTTATAATAGAATGAATTTTTTCTTGCTGATTTTTATTTGATATCGGATCATCCCATTGTATAAACCTTTCTAAATGTCTACCAGCAACTATATTATAAGCATTTTTAGTTCCTAGCTTACCTTTATACTCGCCTACTGCATGTGCTCCTGTTATTATAGTAATATTACTAGGTACAGTAAATAAAGCATTACAAAAATTCCCTATATGTGGATCTGCATAACCATCAAATGCGTTACATTCTGTGTCATCACATATTAGCCAGTGTACTAAACCATTTTCACTGTCTTCTTTTATCCGTTTTGACATAGGAAAAACACCTGGATTATAATCCAGGGATTGCCAATCACCGAAAATGAAATCTAATTCACGGCGAGCATGAGAAAAAATAACATACTTGCTGCCAACAGGTAAGTCAAAAATTGTTTTATAAGTGTATAAACTTAATTTATCATAACTCTCTTTAAACATGCTTAGTGTACATATGGGTTTCACATCATTTCGAGGTATACCTACAAAAAGTTCTTTTCCTATTTTTGTAATTAGAAAAACAATTTCTGTCATTTTTTATTATCCCAATAAAAATCATACATTTCAGGAAAAGTTTGTAAAAAATTTGTATCTCTACGCCTATCATGCTCATCTACAAAAATTATAAAATCTTTCCTGTGTTGTTGTAAATCAACACTGTCAAAATTATTATCTTTAAATATATCAACAATCCTTTGAAATTTTGCAAGTTCCCATGAATAGAAACCGTAATTTTCTTTTCCTCTTATATTTCTATACTCAAGATTATTTTGCATAAAATCTCTATATTTCGTAAAATGCTCTGACCAATTTTTGTATCCTATGAATATAGACTGATGTTTTGGCCAACGTAAGTAAGGTGTATCTAATATAATTGGAATTGCTTTATTTGTTCCACCAAATTCTAATTTAAGTTCTAAAATATCTTTCAAAAATTTATCAAAAGAAAATATGCTTAAAACATTGAACGTGCTTGTGCATGTAAATGTACAATTTGGAACTTCTATTAGTATTCTTCTAATATTATGTAACCATTTATTGTAATCTAGTCCATATCTAATATAATTTGCTTGATCGCCGTATGCTTCTGCACTTGTAAAAATTTTTAATTTTTTTACTTTCCTTTGCCCACCAATAATTTTTATTTTTTCTACAAATTTATTCATTATTTCATCTGTAGGACAAAGATTACTATTGATAGAAAATTCTAAATCAGGCCTTGGATTCAAAATTAAATCATCAAGAATTTTAAATGTATCTTTTGTTAAAAGAGGTTCTCCTCCTGTAATCCTGAAATGCTTTAGATCGTTTGCTAATGTAGGCCACCATTTCCAAAAAGCTTCTACGTAAGGATTATGTTCTTTATTAGGAATAGGCATGTGATCATGCCTTTTTAACCAACTTAAATCATGCAAATTTGAACTAGTAGGATAAGGCCCATATTCATTTATTTCTTCCATCCATTTACTACTTACTTGCGGAGAACAATAACTACATTTAAAATTACAAACACTACTAAAACTAACTTCTAAATAAGATGGATTTACATTCTTTTTCCAATGAGAATTTATAATGTCATTTACATAAGGTTGTGCCCACCATTCGTAAGACTTAAACATTCTATCACTTAATATAGAATCATTATTGTCCTCTACTTTCCAACAATAATCGCACTCACTAGGCCTTTTACCTTCTAACATTTCTTTTCTTGCAAGTTTTTTCCAATAAGTGTTATGCAATGCACTTGGGTGATGATTAACTTCGTCTAATGGTATTTTATGCGGTTCAGGATGATGACAACTGTGAGTTAATCCATTATGTAAATGTAATGTTACTTGCTTCCATTTTGCTGTACAAAAAGTAGGAGATATATTATCTAAAACCGATTCTTTATAATTTTTTACTTTCTGCAAAAAATTGTTTTCTTCAATACTCATTCTGGATCAATTACTTTCTTAGATATCCGTGTAGGATTCATATAAACTGTTTTAAAAAATTTACTTTGCTTAAAATTTAACGGCTCTCTCGCAATTGGAAGATTCAACTGTTTAATTAACTGTTCCCCAGTAATATGTATTTGATTTTCAAGTTGAGCTAATGAAAATTTTTCATATTCTGTAAACCATAAATTGTTCAAATATTGAAAATCTCTTACATTTACGTAATTCCAATTAGAACACATAGTTTTAAACAGACCTTCTCTAGCGCCCATAATAGCCCAATTACCATTTTCAACATCTGCACCAATCATCAACCATATATATAGTCTGTGTAAATTTTTCCAGTGATTTTCTTTAAACTGATCTAATGTAGGTTTAACACCTTGATCAAGTGCCATTTTTACGCCTTCGCGAAATCCTGCTCGCCAAGCTTGATGTGGAGTTGCATTATTATATATATCAGAAAAACAAGAATTCATCTGTATATATTCTACATCCCAACAAAAATCTACTTGAGCATGTGGATTATCTTTATCTGCATTCTCATGAGTTTTCATATTTAAAACAAATTCTTTAGGCCAACATTTTACTCCACCATTACCATACATAAGTCCATTTATTACATTATAGCCGCACCATGAAATAACTTTATTTTCTAATTCTATATGTTCTTCAAAATCAATTTCCTGCGTTAAAAAATGTTCTCTTATACGATTATCACCATCAATTGTTACAAATCTATCTGTTTCAGATAGATTTGCACAGGCCTTGTGCGCTGAATCAGAACCTTCTACACCATGCACTCGTTTTGCCCAAGGAATTTTTTTGCACAAATCAGCGTAATTTTGTTCTGCGTTAGGCTCGTCATAACTTAGAAAAATAACATCATAATCTAAAACTTTAAATTTAGTAGACATACCCGACTCTTTCATAATTGTAATCAAAAATTTTATTTGTATAAATGCTAATCAAACTACCTTCTTTGTTATGTTCAAATTCTTCAGAAAAATCTATAATGAAATAATGTTTTTTTATTAGTTGTTCTAAGTCAACTTGTAATTGTTTATAAAGAATATTTGGATTATTAAATTCCGTTACACTAAAAAATAGTTGGAAATTATCTAAAGCAATATTTGTTTTACACTCTACTTCTAATTGATCATTAATCAGGAATTTCCAACATACTTCATCACAACTTTGAATTATTGTAATTCCAGATCTATCAATATTTTGTGGAATTTGGTAAAGAATTTGATTTATATTTTTAGAGAAAACATCTATTTCATTTTTCTTTTTAAATTCATATATATTTTTTGTTTCATTAAATTCTACAAAAAATTTGTTTGATGATTCTTTTCCTTCATGAATTAATTTTACATCTTCTATATCTACCTCAACAAAATTCTCCAAAGGCTGAATATTAGTAATAGAAAGAATTTTTCCATTGTCTGGATTAAATTTTACAAACATTATTATATTCCTAAATACTTTTCATACGTACTTACAATACTTTCAGTTGCAAAATCATTATTTACATAATGGAATATTCCATCTTGCAAATAATTACCAATATACAATTTCAAGTCATTTGTAAGATATACTGGAACTTTATCTTGCCAATTATCTTTAACTGATTGCCAATCTTGAACATAGGGTTTCATATGAACAAATTTTAAAAAATCTACTTTTCTATTTGTTATTTCCGTATCATTATTTAGAATTTTACTTGCAATTGCACAAGTTAAATCCATACTAGGTTGCTTTGGATAAAATTCTTTACAATATTGACCATAAAAAAGTTCCCAATTTTTTGAAATTAATTCTACCCAAGTAAAAAAATCTTGCGAAGACGGACTTTTCTTAAAATAATGCAAACCGTTATATAAATTAGGTAAATTATTATATGTAAATGATTTCCTATAATAATCATTAGTGATTAATGTAGATCTATAAGTAAAAACCTTAGATAAGTAAAATAAATTATAATTTTGAAAAAAATTCCACCACGCATCTAACTGATTTAAAACTAAAATATCAGTATCTAATACAATTGTTTCGTCATAAGGACTATTGTGATAAATTTTCCATCTATTAAGCACATCATATCTTGAATTATCATGCTCTATCCAAGAAGGTTTTATTACAAAATCAAAAATGCTTTTATATTTTTTTGGAACTCTTGAATTAGTGATTATTGATATTGGAATTTCTGAATTAATCTTTAAACTAACAGCAGCCAAGCAAGCCTGTTTGACATAAGAATTACCTTTAGCATAAAATACATATCCTTTAGACATTTTTAAATTCCTTATCAATGCATCTATTTAAACTAAACTTATTCATTACATGAACTGATAAACCATTTGTAACTGCTAGTGTATATTCTCCTAAATAATCTTCTTTTTCTAACAAGAATGTTATTTTTTGGTCTTTAATATTGTAACAGATATCTTTATCTGTAGTATAGTATAACCTTCCTGGCATAGATTTTGCGAAATCACCTTCTGTATAACCATTCATAATATGAATAGCAATACTAAATGCATGATCATTTCTAAAATAAGATTGATTAATTTGGAAAATTGATCTATAATGATTCCAGTTTTCTTGTATGTGTTGAACTAAATCAAAAAATATTCTATTTTCTTTAGATTTCCGAAAAAATACTACAGTAGCCCAATAAAATTTAACTCCTATGTCATTTATATACGTAAATTCATTAGATTTTCTGAATAAAGTTAAATCACATGCATCATGATAAATTAAAAAATTATTATTTTGCTGAAAACACTGTAAATATTGATCATTACATAAAACAATATCTGTGTCTAATAATAATGTTTCATCATACGGAGAAATATCATAAGCTTTTGATCTTAATTGATTTTTAAATTGTAATTTAATTCTAGTTAGGGTGCCATCTCTATAATTTTTATAAAAATGATTTTCTGTTGTGCTTAATACCGTATTTTCATTATTATTTTTTTCCGACCAAACTACTTCTATAATATTATCAAAAACTTCCTCTGCATCTTGATATTGTTTTTTTAGATATTCTAAACTATCTGTAACTACTGTTGTAGGTAAATTAAGGTAATATTTTACTTTTTTTGCAAGAAAATATGCCTGTTTTAAATAATCTATTTTTGCATTATTCCTTGCAAAAAGTAAAATGCCCGCAGATTTATTCATAAATTAACTAAATTTTCTACAGTTCTTTGTTTTTTAATCTGACTATATTCAGTGAGATATTTATTTGTTGCTCGAAAGTAAACATCTAAGATATCTTTAAAAAAAGACTTTAGATCTTCTATATATATTGGTATATTGTTATCATCTACTAAAATTAATTCATCTTGATTATTACGAATCATTATATCACAAAAAGAAATTAATTCTTTTGAAACTGTAAATTGACTACCATTTGTATAATATATAGAATTTTGAGCGAATTGCTCTTGAAATATTTTTGTTTGATTGTGAAGTGTAACCATGTAATTTGAAAAAGCTAATGCTTTCTCTAATTTTTCATCCATACTTCTCCTATAAATGTATTTTATTTATAAAAGAGAAATAAAGATGAAAATAACATTGATTAGAAATTACTGTTTGTAATATAAGAAGGCGACGACACTGAAACGTAAGAACCCGAAGCAATAAATTCATCTACCGAACAAGTTATAGTACCTTGTACATTTTCATCTTGTGCAGCTCCTAAACCAGTCTGATCTCCAGTATCATTATCTTCTAATCTAACTTCAAATCCAAGCCTCCAAGCATCAATATTTTCCTTTACTCGCACATATATTGCATTTTCTGCATACACTGCAGCTCCGCCAGTCGAACTGTAAAGATTTGTATACGATGTAGTTAAGCCTGCATGTGTATTATAATTACAAACAACAGGGTCTGGTGCGTTAGTAACCATAGTTTGCCAGTCTAGAGTTTTTTGTTCAGATCCACTATATGAATGCGACAAATTAATTCTTATTTCGCCGCCAGTATTGAAAAAATGTCGTCTTGCTGCAAGAGATCCAAAATCTACTGTAAAAATAAAATTTTTCGTTCCATTCCAGCCTGCTGCTAATGAACTAGACCGGACTGATAAATTTGTTGTCATCTGTGAAGTATTCAAACTTACTGTAGGCAAACGATTAGTTTCTATCTGATTTGTATAATACACATATTGATTATGTGTGTCATTTTCTGATCCATCTGCTGCTCCTGCAGTTATCCAATCTCCTACTGCAATATCTCCTAAATTAAATGCTGCTGTCGTTTGATGAATCCAGCATTTTTGAATATCAGTTCGTAAATCATCTAGTTGTTGTGCTGTAACAAAATCTCCAACTGAAGGTTGAGCAGGATAATTACTTGCAACAACTTGTCCGCTTGTTACTGTTTGTCCATAGCCAAAACCGTCATTTGCAGTAGCTGTTCCTAATATTTGGGCTACTTTGCTTTGCATTGTATTGTAATCTGCAGCATTAATAGATCCGCCCTGTGATACTGTTGCTACCATTATCGCTCCTTAAATAATATACGTATTTATACAATAATTTCTATTATTCCTATTTCATCTGAATCATAATCTTCTAAACTTTTACCAATGACACTGCTATACTTATAATCATCCATTTTAACTGTTGTTGCAACACCTGACATGTTAGATGTAACTAATATATCACCTTTTCCTATCTTACCTACGACCTTGCAAGGTATGCGACCCCGTAAAGCAACTGTGACTGTTATTCCTTCTAACTCGCTGTTCATTATATGTGCAGGATTTGTTGAAACAACACCTATTACTTTTGTATCACAATAAGTTTTTGATTCTGTAACTTCAGCTGAGCCACCTATGATCATAACAGTACCTGGCTCATAGCCTTTATCGCTAAGATATTTTTCTGCTAAATCCGCATACTGAGCTGCAGTTGCAGTTCCCCTAAATAAATTAGCATGGATATCGCCTGATATATCTCGAGCAACTACAGAAACGCCAGCAGTTGCTGCAGCATACGCTTGAAAATAATCGGTTACTAGGTTGCTTTGAGCATTAACGTATTCTACTTTAATCAAATCAGCTTTGTCAGCTGTTCCTTTGAATGCTGTTGCGTACATAGATTGAAATGCATTTGTATCACTTCCTATATCTACAACTCTATTACCAGCAGCAACTGGATCAAAAGCAGAGCTATTTGGATCTATCACTAAATTATAGCCTGGTAAGATTTGATTATGTTTTAAACGCACAGGCATTCTTATGTCATCATTTGTATCTCTTACTTGGAAAAATACATCATAACCGATTTCATTACCAATGATCGCTTGTTTATCATTTACAATACGCAACCGCAAATCATTGTCATTACCAATGCCTATTCCGGTATCATTAAAATTTACTTGTCCATCAAAACTTGCATTCGCTTTTTGCACAAAATTTGACGCATCTGTACCACCTAACCTATCTGCATTTGTAGCTGTACCCCACCACCTATGAGCAGTGCTCGTAACTCCACTTGTAGCATTTATAGTATTTTTAAGAGTCAATCCTTCATGAATTTTGTCAAACCCTGGATAATCAGTAGCATCTTCTACGCCTATGGTAAAAGTCAACCCACTTATTATATGGACAACCTCATCATCAATAACACTTACAATAACAGGACGATTGACTCCGTTGCTATCTCTTATAGTTCTACTTTGGAACTGAGTAATACTATCACCAGTTCCTTGTGGGCCTATCAAAATCCATTCGGTCCCATTATATGCGTATAACTGTTCATTTTGTGTATCCCACCAAAAATCACCAACAGTTAGCCCTGCAGGGGCTTCTGTTCCAACTTCTGATCCGCCAGTTGTTCGCCATTTTGTTCCGTCGTAAAATTTAAGTTTGTTATTACCATTATCAAACCAAACTTGTCCACCTATTGCTTTAGGCGGTTCATTTGCTCCTGCAAAATTTTCAAGCAAAAATACAAAATTTTCATTTTGTATTTCTCCATATCCAGCATAATTTTTTCCAACTAACTTAAGATCTGTAGTTTGATCAATTGTTCCATCTTCTACTACAGTAAGTTGAGCAGTGTTATACGTATTAATTATATAAGCCATTCCATATTACCCCTAGTTTATTAGTTGTATTTACCCTATTAAACAACTATTCTATCTACACCTGTACTATTCCAATTAGCCCCATCACTCTGAAATTTATAAATAAATCTGTCAACTATAAATTCAATATTTGTAGTTGAACCAGAATATGCCGGATTTGCAACAATATCTTGTACAACTGCTACTGTTCCACTATTATCAAAATTCCTAACTGTCACTCTTGATTTTTGCAATACAGCGGTATCCTCTTCAGATACTGTTATAGGAAACACTGCTGTAATTTGCCTAATCCTTGTTGCCATAATCTTTACATTTTGCCCAACTAAGGAATTCTCAATTGGTAACATGTAATTCATCACTTGCCTTACATTGTCAATCGTTGATGCATAAAATGGCGTGTAATCAGGGTCACCTTCTGCAATCAACCCATTTATGTCTAATGATAATAAAATTTCTGCACCATCTACAGCCCTATCTACATATTCTTTATTTGCAGCATCTTTTAAATCTACAGGATCAGCTAAATCGGTAATCCTGTTATGTGTTGAAAAACTTACTGTGCCTTGTTGTTGCGCTGTTCCATTTGCATCGATTGTTAATCCTGTACCATTAATCCTGCTAATGCTTGCAGAATCTATACTTACATTATCTACAACTAAACTTGTCAGTGTTCCTATATCTGTTAATCCAAGAGCTTGAGTTACACCACTATGTAATTCGTTACTACTTAAAACAGGTGTTCCATCTATTTTAAATGCAGGATCTAAATTATTGTTCGTAACAGCTAAATCAATATCTTGATTACTTGTCCACGATAATGTATTTTCTTTCCATAAAAATTCTTTGTTTCCTTCTGAACATCTTACAATAATTCCTGCATCATCTACTGCTAAATTGTTTCCTTCAATGTTGTCTGCACCTATTGCTAATTCTATATTTTTATCTTCAATATACAAAATTTGTGAATTAACATACGTAATTTCACCACCAACTATAAGAGATCCATTAACATTAAGATCTCCGCTAAACGATCCATTTGCATTTACTGTAAGTTTAGATACTACTTGATCATTCTGTAAAGGAACATTATCAAATATTTTAAGTTCATATTCTGAACTATCTAGCAATAACGCATTCAAAAAATAATTTTGATATTGATTATTTTTAAATCGTAATCCATAATCACTGTCTTGCTCTAAATTATCGGCAAAAACTGTAGATCCAAATATTTTTACATTATGGAAAGGTTTATCTCCAACGCCTATTGTTATTCCTTGACTATTTTTAATAGAGATACTACCAGTAGTTGTACCATTTCCATCTGTAGGTAAAAAATTAACGCTTGTTTTTTGGACGCCTTGATCATCTAACAAAAATTTTGCATTTATTGCTGTTCCCCTATACCAAAATCCATCAATGGCTGTTTCAGCATTTGCATCTGCTAAATTAAACCCTTTGTATAATTTTTGACGTTTAGGTTCCTGTGTATCATTAGCATCTACACTTAAACCAGTTATTGCAAATTCTACAGGAATAGTAAACTCAGCAGGACTATAAATCCCAACTAAAACACCACCTAAAAATAATTTCAATATAGTGCGTGTAACATTTTGTATATCTACTTGACTTGCAGATTCGAAACCTGTTTTACCTTGCCCTGCATCATAAGTAGGTCCTACTAATGTTAAATCTGATCCATCATACAAATATAATCTATTATTTGCATTATCTATCCAAATATCACCAGCAACTAAATTAGTTGGTTGAGAACTGTTTACTATAGTTCCAGTAGCAGACCTAAATGTAACGCCATTAAATATTTTTAATCTCTGATCTTGCTTATCGTACCATAATTGTCCTGTAAGAGGATTAGGTGGCTGTGATGTACTTGAAAAATTTTCTAAAAGTTTTACAAAATTTTCATTTAACCATTCTCCAAATCCTTTATAATTCCTACCTATTAGTGTTAAATCGGTGCTACTTGTGTCAATTATTCCATCCGTAAGATCAACCAGTAGTTCACCATCTGTTCTATTAATTCTATAACTCATTATAATTATCCTGCATAAATTATATAATTTAGTGTCATAAATGGATTTAACACATCAAGTGGGTTATTTAATGTACCTTCTGTTTGTATTCCTTGAGTATTTTCCATTGCAAGACCAGTAAATTCAGTTTGTTGTTGATAATACGGATAATCTTTAATTCCGTCTGCAATTACTTCAAATTGCTTTTCTGCAACTGCATGAAATTGCACAGTATCATCATAGTTTAATGTATGTTTATGATCAGGTAGATTTGATTCAGCTATGGTTAATTTCTCTATTCCTCCTGTACCTCCTAAAACTTCTGCATTACTATTTGTAACAACAGGAGTATTTGGCACAATATCTCCCATATTATGCATACCCATTACAAATCTACCTCGCAAATCAGGTAATGCAAAATAACCGGCTTGTACTAATTCTTGTGCTTTGAATCTATAATTAATAACTGCAAATAATGCATCATAATCTGCTCTTTGAACTTCTTGACCATTACACAATAACCATCCAGTAGGAGGTTCTTCTCCTGCATATGGAACAACAGTTCCAATAGGCGTAATTGGAACTGTCGATAATAAACTTGAAACTGTAATTTTTTTCAAACCTATATCTGTTGTTTCCCTAAACAATAACAATAAATCATTTTCTTGTGTAAATTCTGTTACATCCTTATTTGCTATTACATTATTATCTAATGTTGTAGCAAATTCTACCAATTCTCCTTGGCCATTAAAATTAATATCAGGTGCTGTTATATCTCCTAAAAATCTAAACGTAGACGATTTTGCTAATTTATTTGCTGAACCAGCACGACCAGTTACACCTCCTGTAACATTACCAGTTACATCTCCATAAAATCTTTTGGAATATATTCCTTCATATCTTTTGCTCGGCTGACCAATATATGAACTTGCTTGTCCTAATAAATCCTCAGCATCAACTGTGGGCTCTATTTTATCACCTATAATTTTACTATCATTTGAATGATTTAAATATAGGTTTTCACCAACTGTCAAACTTTTTGCTACTGCAACACCACCTGCAGTCTTAATTGATCCACTTGAAATTTGAGTACTGTTCCTAGTACTATTGACAATTAAATTTCCTTTTGTAGTATCTGCTACAGGAACTGTTACTGTTACATCTCCATGCACATCCAATTCAGAACTAGGATTGTCTGTATTAACACCTATACTCATAGTACTGCTATCATATCGCATTATTGTCCTAAATAATCCGTCATTTTTTACTTTTACATCAATAGCAGATCCTGCAACATTGTGTTTTATAATACCTATTGATCCTTCAACATTAAGAGCAAACTCTGAATTCCTACCTAAGACTATTCCATCGTTGCTTAAAACAGATAAAGAAAAACTACTTGAACTAGGAGCGTCACTCCTTAGAAAATTACCAGCTGGTACTGTTTCATTATTAACAAGTAATGCATCTGCTTTCTCAGCAACCCCTATATATTTAGGAACCGGATTGTTAGGTATATTTTTTGTTGTTAAGTTTAACCCCGGCTTTACTGTGGAAAAACCATCAATCTTTGACTTAGGAGTAAACTCGTTCATTGATATTATTACTGCAGGTGTGTTATTTACATCAATCTGTAATATATTATAATTTACATCATCTATACCTAAAACAACCTTAGGCGTAGATCCTGTAACTGATCCTTCGCTAAACTCTGGTCCAATTAAAATCCAGCCAGCTTGATCCGTAAACATATATAATTGCAAATTCTCACTGTCTATCCACAAATCACCTTCAGTTTTATATATAGGCTGTGCTACAGATTTATTCACCCCATTAACCGGTATCCAATTTGTACCGTTATACACCATTAATTGTTCATTGCCGGGTGTAGAATCATACCATAGTTGACCTTCTACTGGTATATCTGGATTAGTTGGTGCAGCAAAATTTTCTAATAAATGTAAAAAGTTTTCAGCTATTATTGTTCCATATGATGTGGTATTTTTTCCTGGAAGTTGTAATGATGTTTCACTGTTTATAGTTCCATCTTCTACAACAAGAGATAATTTATTTACGGAATCAGTAAAAGATATTTCATAAGGCATAATATTATTCTCCTGCTATACCAGATAAACTCTGGACACGGACGGTATAATCTATTTGGATTAACCTATTTAAACTTTTTTGCACAGGATGAAAAATTACATGTGTAATTAACATCATATTATTATCCGTATTCCAACTTTTCAAACCTAATTCATCAAACACATATAAACTATCTGTTGTAGACGCAGTATCAAACGCATCCTGTCCTACAGGTTCTCCATAATCTAACAAACAAGAAACTAAAACATCTGTATAATTTGTTCCACTTACATGCCTAACCTCAGTTTTATTACGAAATGCATCAATATTGTTTACACTTCTATCATCTACTACTTTTTCAAATGTTTCATTATACAAACTTGCATTTGTACCTGTACTATTAGGAGTTAAATATGTAATAATACCTGTTGGATCTACACTTGTTCCACCATTACCAAAAGCCATTGAATAAATAAAACCATTACCCGAATTACTTAAACTTTGTGCTAGGGCAATGCTCATGTTTTCATAATGAATTGCATTCCTTTTGTTAACGAAAATTTCATTAGTTTTCGGATCATAAATTTTAATATGTCCTTCAACACATACTCCATTATTCTCTTTTAATTTATCATTCATAATTTTTCCTACTAAGTTATTTATCTTGGCAAGTCTGCCACGACAGATTGTATTTTTTTAACAATTCTATTATCAGTTTCACTTAAAGGCACACCTTTATCTGTCCAGGTTTTACCAATCCTCCTAATTACATTTATAATTTGACCTTTTGCTGGCACAAACTCTAATTGCAAAATATTCTCATCAAGACTAAATTCTGCAGGTAAAGTAACATCTGATTCAGGTGAATCCATACTTTGATTATTTTGATAACTTTCTAGTTCAGTTTTCCTTAATCTCCTACCAGCTACAAAAACTTCAAATTCATTTACACTAGCTGGTGTAAAATCTAAAACAAATTCTTTATTCTGACCGTCAGCAGTAAATTTTGTTATAATTGTTTCGTCTTTATATGGCAAAATGCTTGAAACACTTTGATCGTAAACTTCAATACCTTTATTATACAAATGCTTTACACCTGTACCTAACGTACCTCGTCGTAAATGAGTAAGTGTATTACCATACCTTTTCCAATATTCAATACGTTCTCCAGCTATAAAAATTACTCCTGGATATTTACTTTGTTCATTAGGACTAGGTAATCCTTCTCCATTTGTAATTTCGATTGTTTTATCATACCAATTCAAATCATTGGCTAATTTAATGTTAAGTTGTCCATTTAGAACAGTATAATGATTTTTATTCATTATATCTTTAAATTGACTCCACCCAAAAGTATTCTTAAATCTTGTATCACTAAAATGTATTGTTTGAATATTATCATTATCATTTACAGGATCAGTAAGAATTACCTGTAATTTGTTATCACTCAATTTATAGTCAATGCTTGATTGTAAAATTACTCCATTAACCGCTACCCATACATACTGATCATCTATAGCTGGTTGATTAAGTGGTACAATACCGTTACGTAAAAATCTTAGTTCATAATAATTTTCTGCTGTTTCGCCTATTTCTAACTGTCTTCCAATTTCTTCAAAAACAATTACATCATCTTCATTAGAAGTTATACCTAACAACCCCAAATCTATAATATTAGATCCTAATCCAAAAGGTGTTTGTATAACAGCTAAAGGATTACTTTGATAAGGAGTTGCAAAATTTTCATCATCTATCCGGACATTATTTTTGTAAATAGCATATTGTGCGTTGGCATTCATTTCAAATGGTAATTCTATAATATTTGTATTACCCACTATAACAGTCGCGTATCTATCACTAACACCAGGTAATAGTTTTGTACGCTCTATTACATCAAAACTTTGCCAATCTATACTCTGAGTATCGTGATTTGTAAACTGATAAACTTTAATATTATCACCATTGCTTAAAGGAGTATGAATATGTAATTGCCCTGGTGTAGAAATAAAATCGCCTTGATCAAAATATCCATAACGATAATCTCCTCCAGAATCTACACTATCTTCATAAGCATTAATGTAAACCCGTAAAGTATCTCCTGCAGAAAATATGCCTCTCTTCAATACAATTGTACTTCCGCTTTGCTGATCATCAGGTAAAGTAGGATCTATAGATTCTGCTGCTGTAAATGTCCATTGCGTCAAATAATTTAATTCAACTGTATTTAAGAATACACGCAACTGTTTAAAGCTAACTGTACTAATAGGAACTTGATATAGTTTCAATTGATATTCTAATACGTCTGTACAAACAAAAGTTTCAACATACCCAGGATTTAACAATTTGTCATTTACAATAACCATTGTATACCATTCAACCGGTTCCTGTTGCTTAGGTATTTTAGTCAACTCAAACGCTGTTGAACTACCGTCAGCTACAAAATTATCAATATGTACATTGCTGAAATTATTTTGACTATTTTCAAAAATTTTGTAATGTATTATACTTCCTTCACTCACAGGATTAGCAAACTTAATTAACACATTATTTGAACTATCATATAATTCACTATCTGTCTTTTTCAATACATAATCTAAATGCTGGCCATTTACTGTTACATAACTACTTACATTATCTACCCATCTAGCATTTGTTATATAAGAGCCTAATGTTCCATCAGCAACAATATTATCTGTATCAAGTATATTACTTCCACTACTACCTAATATTAAAATATTAATCCTACTATTTTGTGGCAGAGTATTTGTAAATTCTATTAGCTTTCCTTCAACATTGACATTATAATCAACTGCAACAGTTTTTATTTTATTATCTACATTCACAATAACCGAATCTACTGATATCGGATATTCTAATAAAGAAAAACTATTTTGTTGTCCGTCAGCAATATAATTTAAAGAAACAATATTACTAATACCTGGTGTTGGTCTTTCGTAAACTTTTATATTTACTGAGTCCTGTACTAATCCAGGAACTTGTTCTTCAGGTCCTTTTGAAGTTAATGGTGTAATAAAATTATCACCATCTATAATTATGTCTTCTGCATTTACACCTAATGCATTACTATAATTTAATTTTCCCCCTCCTACTAGCGCATCAAAGTCTAAATCAGTAGGTATAAAACTACCATCACTAGTAATTTTCCTAATAATTATCTTATCTCCTACTTCTGGTTGTATATTTAAATCTCTAACCAATATACCGTTTAGTACTCCGTCGCCTGTTATACTATTTGTGACCGCATTAGGATTTGTATTAGATATGTTTTCATCATTATAATTAATATCATCTATCCGCAGATTATTATGATATATGTTATATATGATTCCATTTTCCAAAGGATACCTAAAATCTATGTATAATTCATCTAATATTTTTGCAGAAATCAATTCTGTTATTTGCCCTGCAGTGCATTGGTTGAACAACGGAATAATTTGATTTTCAATATTGTTACTTGCTGTTTCACTTTCACTATTGCCTAAACCATATTTTTGTATTTCATTTGCACTGTTAAAGGTAACCCTTGGAACTGCATCTGAAATCCCTTCCTCGTCAACAATATCAATTACTTCATCAAGAACATTTAATATAGATGATCCATCTAAAGGATCTGCTAATGGCTCTCCAACTGAGTTTTTATTAAAAATTTCTAAGAAAATATCTGCAACTGTTGGATCTCCTTTTACTAACTTGTTTACTTCTTTTGCAAAATTTATGTAATTAATAGCAACTTTATAATTGAATCCAGTAACTGTAATTAACAACAAATTGTTAGGAACTGTATATAGAACATCTTCATAATTTATATCGTACGTATCATAAGCTGCTTCTGTATAATTAGCAGTATCCCATCCGCTTTGATTACCAAAATCAAACCCTTTAACTTCTACTCCACCATAATCTACACCATCCATGAGTTGCGATATATCATTGCCAAATTGCCCTACATAAGGAGTGTATAGCAAATTAATCCTGTCAGCTGCATTTAATAAATTGGTATCTTTTTTGTAACTAACCTGTATTGTGGTGAAATTTGGTGCAGGATTGAGCAACGTTATTTGACCTAAGTACCTATTATATGATTTACTTTTATCTAAATAATTAGTATATGTATAATCTGTAGTCAGAAGATCTTTACCATCAACAGTGACATTAATAGTATTTTTGTTTATACTTATAGGCCATTGCAAATTAAAGATATATTTTGAACCACTTCCTATAAATGTTTCAACTGTATCTAAATCTGAAAAAGCAAAAGTCGTTGAAATCCTATCATATTTTAAATTTGTTTGCAAACTTCTTATAATTGGGTTACCAATTACAACTGCTAACTTTGCAGAATACCCGTCTGCAAAAGAGCCATTAATAACGATTCTAGGTGCAGACAAATAACCATATCCAGGATTAATTATATCTACTCTTGTTATACTACCATTTGCTCCTAAATGAGCAACAGCAACTGCACCTGCTCCAGTAGAGCTTTCAAACTCTATGCTAGGAGGTATTCCGTACCCGGCTCCACCATCTACTACTTCTACCGATACTACTTGATATGTGCAATTATTTAACCATCCAATATCTGGATAATTTTGTATTTGCTCTGCATTATAAAACCCTAGGTTATTTGTAGTTATTTTGTAAGGTAATATTTTATTTTCAGTTTCTATATATCTAGGTGGTAAATCAAAATCGCTTATATAAGATGCCACATCCTCAATCTTATCATAAGCACTTAAAAACTCCCTTATTTTTGCTTTGAACGGTTTAATTTCATTAACATAATCTTCATAACTTGATAAATTATCATTATTAAATGTTACATCTTGCCTTAATTCTCCAACATTATGCTTAATTTTTAAGAAATTTGTTTTAAAAATCCAATCAACTGATGGTTGTTCACTTAATATATAACGTAAACAACTAAAGAACAAATTATTGTATTTTATTGCTAAATCGTCTATAAAAATATCATCTTTAATTGCATTTGCTATAATTCTTATTTCTATACTAGGAATATTGTCATAAAAATAAGTATCAAAACTTATTGTGTCAAAATTTGTAGTAGCAAATGTTGGGTCATACAAACTTCTAGATAATTGTATCGTCCCATTATTCCTACCAATTGTTTTATAATTTACTGAATAATCTACATTTGCTAATGAATTTATTTTTTCTAACAAAAGCCAACTACCGTCACCTATATTTCTAATTCTTACAATATCACCTATGTTATCATCTACACTTGATAATTCATAGGAATAATCAATAGAATGTGTAACCTTAGTTGCTTCGTTATATCCAGCTGCATACCAGTCTATAAAATACCAATAAAGTGTTGTATTAAACCCTTGACTTTGTATTCTAATCCAAGAATTGTTATTATAATCTCTTTCATATAGAGCCCATTTACCAAAAATTGTCTCATCTGCTGCAACAAGTGCTGTAAATTTACGTATAATGATGTAGGTAGAATCTGAATAATTTTTTCCTTGGTTTATTATATTCACACTGCCAATACTTCCGTTGCTTGTCATTATAAATTCTAATTCTAACCCTTCACCTTTGCCTATTACTGCATAAGTAGGGGTGGTTATATATCCTCTTCCAGCGTTTAATACAAATACGTCTATTATATGACCATTTTCAATCTGCAAAGAAATTTCAGCCTGCACTGCTTTTGCAACACCATAACTATCTAAGTCACTTTTAGATTCTACTTCTATATCATAAAAATTAGATGTTAATAATGGCGGGTCGTCAACCCTATAAAAATTTTGTAAATTTTTATTATCAACTAATAACTCTTTTGCTAAATCCTGGTTTACATGCTCTACATATTGTTTTAACGCTTCTTGCTTGTTTCTAAACCAACCTTGACGTGGTGTATCTAAATTACCATATCTATATTTTTCGCTTAGGCTTGGATCTGGCACATTGCGTCCATACAAATCATATCCAACAAGACTGTCTATCCATTTTTGGTTCAACTGCTCATTTGGCTGACTAGTTGCTAGACCGCTTGTAAGCAACTTATACTGATAATGAGTGTTTAGATCTGTAACTTCGTCATAAGTTTGAAAACTCACAGCTACTTCATCGTTAACAAAATCATTTTGTAAATTATACAAAGAAAATTCATTTGCTGAAATTAATGAAATAAATTTATATCCTTGCGTTAACGTATTACCTAATAAATTTGAAATTTTATCTGCTGATAAGTTTCTACCATCTATACTAGGAATACTTGTTTTATTTTTCACCCAATAAAAATAACGTAAGACATAACTTTGACTTGTAGTGTCATATACTCTTTGCGTTGAATATGAAGCATTTCCATATTTTGTTTGTCCTGTTATATTTAATGAAAAACCTTCACTTGTGCCTTGTAATGCATCCCACTCTGCTGGTAAAAAATTACTGCCTACCCACTCATAAATATCTATTGTTGAGTTAGGCCATAATCTTCCCCAGTTCAATGCTGAATAAGTAATATCGTTTATATACGGATAATAATATCTAACGTTTGTTAAATCCCACCAAATCTTACCTATATATTCTGTGCCCCAAGACGCTCCTGTATCAACAACCTGATTATTAGTTCCGACAGTATATACAGCAGGATCATAATACGATTTATAAGTGATATTTTGGTCAGCTGATCCAGGAATTTTTCCTTGTAACGGATCAATATAATCTAGATTGTATAAAAACTCATTATTCTTTTTATTGTAAACTAGAATTTTTTTAATTTTATTCAAATCCGGTACAAATTTTGGTTTATTATATTCTATCCATAACTCGTTAACATCTTTTCTAAATTCTACAATCTTACCAATTTTAATATCACTTGATTCTATTGTTTTTGCTGTAGGTAAATTAACATATAAAGAATTTCCACTTGAATTGAAATTTATTCCTATTTCATACACCTTTGAATCTATATTTTCATATGAAAATTTTTCTCTATAAATAAACTGATCATACAAATTATAATATACATAAATTTCTCCAACATTTACATTTGTATATTTAAATGTGGTAAAATTATTATCAAATGTTGTTAAAATATTGTCAAATGTTGTTTGCTGAGTAAATTTTCCATTGTATGCTGTAATAAAAAGTATATTGTTATGTAACAACACATTATACCCAAATTTTTGCAGTGTGACTGATTTAGGACTAGTAATTGTTTGATCTAATTCAAATTTTTGATTTTTTAACTTGTATACGTATACGCTACCGTCATCAAAATTATTATTATCATCAAGAGACAGTCCTACAACAAAGATTGATCCGTCATCGTTAATTGACAATCTATCTGCAAAATTTGTGTTTGCTTTAGGTGCAACAATATTTTGCATCCATCTATAAAATCCATCCTGTAATCTATAAACTGCTATAGAATTCGTAATATCTGTATTATATTTCACTTGAACAATTAAAACTTCCCCATCTGCACTGACAGCAAATGTTCTTGCAAAATCATACATGCCATCAGCAGGAATTGTGCTTATGTCTGCACTATCAAAAGTAACTAAAAAATCATTCATGTTATTTGGTATACATCCACTATAATCTATTAGTTGATTTATTAATTGCCAAAAATTATTATTTGCTGGAGATATTCCTTCTTGTAAATTTGTCCTTGCAACATAAAAACTGTTTTCAAAATACACTATATCATTTGTAAAATAAATTACAGATTCGTTATAAGGTCCACGATATTTTTTATTCCTTGCTAAATCCCAATTATATTGCAAACCGTCTATTTCTCCAAATTTATAAAAATACATTTTACCAGGATATGTTTCGGAATTAGTTTCATCTGCAGCTAAAAAATAACCTGTATATATATTATTATTTTGCCTTACTTGCACTTGCTGTCCAAAATAATGATTATTTCTACTATCAGGACTTACTAACGTCTTTTGATGCAGATAATTTGTCCCAAATTTCTCAAAGACATAAACACTACCTTCATTGTTATATAAACTAGGAATTCCTGTTGTATCTACAGGAATAGAGAATAGTTCTTGCCAAGATACACTTGTATTCGACGGAATATTAGGTAATTTTGATATTCCTTGCACCTGCTCTGTTGTGTACACCCAATATTCTTCACCTATAATTTCTTTTTGTTGTAATCCAGTTTCTTGACTTATAACAATTGGCAAATTTCCAAATGTTTCGAATATTGCAAGTTTGCCTACACTTGTTAATGTATCATTTGCTAAATTTACTTGTTGAGATACTCCAAATTCCCTCACTGCTGCATATATATTTTCTCTACCAAAATAATCATTTTGATTTGCAATTGGTAACATTTCTAGTAATGAATCATTTTGACTCCATTCGCCTTGTACATTATCTACATAAACAGTTACATTATTATTTGTATTTCTTTGAACATACATGACTTCTGCAGTGTTTGTTGTTCCTACTTCTCTAATAATTTGACCTTGCCCAGAACCATTTACAACTAGGTTACCTGTTCCATCTTCTTCATATTTTGCAACTAGTAGATAAGGTAATCCTTCTGCAAACCTATTTTCATTATAGATAATGTAACCATCCCACAGATTCCAAATTGTTTTTTGTTCACTGCCTTCCATTAAATCATCTGTACTAAAACCTATTGATTGTATCGAAGTATATATATTTTCTACTACATTATCTACAGGCCTTGCAAAAATTTCTCCACTTATGCTTCCTATTAATTCGTCTAGGAAATTAAATTCATTCCCATCATAATTTTTACTATAGTATTGAATTTGAATTTCATAGATAGGATTTGTAATGTCTATGCTATCATCAGCAACTTTAACCGTATTAGAAAACACAACAGCACTTGCTTGCTCATTATTTCGCTGTTTTAAAGTTTCTCCTACGAATACTTCTGGCGGAAGAGAAAATCTTGTGTTTCGCACCCGTAGTATAGAAACTGTTTTTGCTAGCTTATTAAATTGTAGCTTGCACACATCTCCTTGATTAGAATAATCACTCATTTCTTTAGGCAACCGTAGCCCAAAATAACTTAAAGGGGCAGTTTTTGCGCTGTATACGCCTGCTGGACTGATGCTTGTGCCATTATAACTGAGCGACCTAATTAAACTTGGTTCACCGCTTATTCCTTTATCTTCATATATAGTATCATTTAAAATATTATAATAAATCCTGTCTTTTACAGGATTATTTGTTGTTCTTATTTCACTAATTATTAAACCTTTTGCAGTATAATCAGTGTCTGCATACACGTAATATTCAGGAGTAGTAATTGCAATGTAACCTTCAAAATAATTATCATTGATAGTTTGTCTTACAAATTGCCCAATTGTTGTAATACCTACTGACAGAATTCCTTGCTCTGCAAATTCTCCTGCAACATCAGCCAAATAGAGTATAAAACTATTAGAAGCTTCAGGTAAAGAATATAGATATACAACGGTCCCTAGAGCAGTTTCTGAAGATAAAACCTGTCCAATTTCGGGAGTAGCTGCTGCGTTATCTACCGTAACAATTTCTTGAAACTTAAAATCAATAGCATGGTCTTTACTAATAAATTCACTCCATAATTGATTATTATCTACAAATACTGTCTGATCGTTAAATGGCTCTGTAGGTAATAATTCTAATTGAGTTTGATTAGCATTGGTTAATTTATTCCAATACAAAGAAATAGAATTACCAGATTCTATTGCTTCATACAAGTCTTTAGATACACGTACAAGTAATTGCGTAGTAGTGACAGGTGTTTCCTGTGCTTTATAAGACAACGGATAGTTGCCAGTAAGTATAATCAGAGGCTGTTCAGAATCCTCGTAAATTAAATTATTGTCAATTAAAAAATCTACTGTTGAAAAATATGGATCAACAACTGTAAACGGTTCATACTTATTGATATCGACAAGAGCTTGCCATGTAAGGCTGTTATATGTTACAATATCTCCTTGTGTATAGTCTACATCTTGGCTGTATTCACCTTTATTTCTAGTCATAATATTGCTAGCATTTGGTGCACCTACTACCAAAATCCTACCATCTGCGGATAAATCTACACTACTGCCGAATTTTTTTGGATTCAAAGATTTGGCAAATTCTATAACTAAAGTAGAATTATTTGGTAATGCATCAGACCCGTTAAATATAATTTTATTTTCTGCAACATTAATTTCATAATAGATCTTTAAATCAGCAGATAATTCTTCGTACTCTTCAATAGGATCAATCTTTATAGCATTTATATAAACAACTTGGATATTTTGCACATTATTCATTACCCTTGTTGCCCAATCCTCTGAACTATATCCTGTTGGCTCATCTAAACTAAATTCGGTCAAATTTGATGTGTTTAATTGAAACTGAATTGGAGATTCAGGAAGCAAAATTTTCAAAAGTGTCCATTTATTGCTTATACTAGGCCGAGAATACACGTAAACTTTACCATCTCCGTCGTCAGGTGCCCCAACTGCCATATAATTATTATTTTTGTTTACCGCTACTGATTTTGAAAAATTTGTAAAATTATTATTAGCACTAACAACATTTTTTGTAAATTCGTAATTACTATAAGGTTGTAATACTCGCCATTCTCCATTACCGATATCATCTACCCAAAATTTGTTTTTTATAGAAGATTCAAAGCTATTAATAACATCAGTCAAACCATCTAAATTAGGTATCCTTACAGATTTTAAAACTGTAAAAAACCCTTCAAAAATATCTGCAGTTTCTTTTTTAACTACATCTACAACCTCTTCTGCAGCACTTAACGTAATTTGCGAATGAAAAATATCTATAATTTCAAAAAATCCTTTTACAGAACTTTTAACAAATTGTGTTTCTGCAGTTGAATCTTTAGCTGTATAAGATCTTCCTAAAATATTTTCTATACCAATAATTTCTCCTATTACTAAATCTTTTGGTATGCTTGCTAGCTCTAATATAATACTTGTTAAAGATCCTTCAATAGTTTTTATGTTTTTAATTTCTATATCATGCTTTACATATGAATATACATTCCATGAGTCTCCTACTGAACCTATCCAAATTAAATCGTTAGAATTGTATTCTTCAATATTTTCATTTAATAAGTCTGCATATTGAACTAAGGTATGATTTACATCATTCACACTTACATACCCTGCATGATTGAACACTGTGCTTTTAGGTAAAAATGTAGGAAATATATCATTAGTAAAATTCTCATCTTTATTATAAATCTTGTAATCAGGTATTCTTAAAATTAAATCAGTTTCTTTTCCAGTTATATTATTAGTTAAAATGACAGGTTGTGGGTTAAGTTTAATTTTTGATTCATCTATAACAACATCAAATTCTGCATAAGTTCGATAATGGCCATATATCCCTGTTCTTACTCCCCACTCTTCGTAAAATTCAAAACTGTCTTTATCTGCGCTTGACAAAACATCAAATAACTTTGAAAAGGCATTTTTTGTACCTTTATCTTGAATGTATCCTTGATAAAATTTGTACTGACTAACTTCATTATTAATAATGTTTTCTAAATACTTCCTTTTTTGATATCCTATTAAATGTTGTGCTAATTTTTGTTGCTCAACATTTAAACTATCACTGTCTAAATCATAAAAATCTTTAAACTGATCAACATGATAATCAAAATTAGTATATAATTTAGATTCTGGAATATCTGTAATTTTTTTCCATATATTAAAATCAAAAATGTCAGATCCATTTATCTTTGATTTGGCAGAATAATAAAATTCTTTATATTTTACAACCTGCCCAGTGTAATAATCATTCCAAGCCTTCCATTCAGTTATTTCTGCTTTGTCATAAAAAAATCCTGGAATATTAAGAGATCCGTTCCAATTTGCTGTTTTATACCCTGCTATTCGTATTCTTTCTTGCCTATAACCCGGTTCTTGATCATAAATAACATCGTTAAAAACTGTTGTGTTATCTATCAAAACTGCATGTTCTTTGTATATTAATGGAATTCTTATAAAATAAATACCTGCTGCTGTGTTTACAGTGTTAATTTGAAAAATATTTGTAAAATCTCTATAAAATTTTAAATTATCTTTTGGTATGTACGTACCATCAGCTTTTAGAACACTATAACCTATTGAAGAATTTAATGTATTGCCAACAAAAGCTTTTGTATTAGTGTACGTTATCTTATCTGCTCCTGGACTTAAAGTTATTAATGATCCTTTTTTCCAATTTTGTGTTACCCAAAATAAAAATTGTTTTACCGAGAAAAGCCAATCTGCTACATCATATTGGTCTTCGACAAAATGATCAAATGTAAAACCTAAAGATTGTAAATATTGTCCATATCCCAGTAAAAAATCAACTACGTCTTGATGCGTTTGAAAAACTGTGCCATAATCTAAAGTGCTTGGTATATGTTCAAATCTTTTACGGATAAAAGCTGTAGAACCACCTATTATTGGCAATTTGTCTAAAGAAGCAAATCTAGATTGATCAAAGGTATCTTGACTTCTATGCGTAATTTTTGCTCTATAGTACTGATTGTCTCCTACTTTTACAATGGTATCTTGACTATAGGTTTTATTAGGTTCCCAAACTACAAAACTTTCACTTACTCCACCTATATTGATAACAGTGTCTGCATCTCTTGGTATAGCTTTAAAATATGTAAATGAAGGCACTAAACTATCGTAACCTTTGATATAAAAACCATTTTCTTGCTTCTCAATTATTACACCACTGTAAACAATTTCATCAATTGGAAAACTTGTAATTAATTTTATATCATAATTTTCGTTAGGAACAAAAACATTTCCTTCATTAAGCGGTGTCCTACTATCAAGGATTAATTTTAGTTTACGTTTATCAGTAAATCCACCTAATTTAAAACTAATCCTATTCTTTATATTCTGTACAGATGTTTTGTAATTTTCAAATAAATCTGTAAAAATAGTGTTTTGATATTCAGTAATATAATTTATTAATCCACTTGTCGGCTGTGTTGGTCCAGGATAAACCAATTTGTCAAGTTGTAAATGATTAGTTATGGCTTCGTAAATAATTTGATTATTCTTGCCTCTGACTTGTTGATTTCTGTCAAACCCTGTGCTGAAGGTATAAGCAGGTCTATTCAAAACAAAACTTTTTAGTAAAGAAAAAGGATATTCACTACTACGCCGCCATGCTGACTCTACAGGTCCGCCATCGCCAAATTTAAAATCACGCTTTACACTCTGCAAATCATATGTTGATACAATTCCTGCAAGTGTAGGAGGCAACAATTCGCCGTGCTCGTCCACAGGAATAACAAGATTTAAACCTTTTCGAATAAATTTATTTTTAATTTTGAAGGTAGGTTGCCGTATAATACCATTTTCAATATCATTCCACATCAATTTATTGTTTTTTGTATAGGGTTTATCTCCGTACTGCCCTTTCCACCATTTAGGTTCGATTGTAAAACCTAACATTTCCCAAGGATGGGTATGTGGACGATCTGTATTAAATAAAAACTTGTAAAGTTGGCGCCACCAACCCGGAGAGCTTAATCCATTTTTTAAATATGTAGAACTGTAATTATATGTAAAAGCATTAAATCTATCAAAAAACTTATTTTCAGCATAATCTACATTTACTAATCTTGTCCAATCAAAAAAATCTTGAAACATAATTGTTGTAGTAGATTGAGCTGGAGTAACATTTGATTGATAATATTTTTGTTGTATAAGATCGATGTCAAATAAATTTTCATCATAAGAAATTTTAATATTATTAAAAATCCTTTTTTCTAATTCTAATAACAACTGATCTCTATAATCTTTAAAAGCAGGTATTAAGCTACCATCATGTCCTTGTATTACAACTTGGCCATTTTCATACTCAGTATATAAATTCGTATCTTGCTGCGCTTTATTACTGTGTGTTTTAGGAATAAAAAATGCTGTTGATAATCCATTAAATTTATTAACTGTAAATTCTCCTGTTCCTTCATTTTCAATATCTTTTTGAACTGCCTGTTCATAATCTAAATATACAGGATAAAACCAACCTAATTGATTATCTTCATTAGGTTCAAGTATTTTTTCCCCATAAATTTTATATGGTAACGTGCTATCTACAAATGACTTGTTCTGAACAGTTGTATCAATATACAGTTCCGGAATATACTTGGGATACAGACCTAACTTAGTAGGTGTAGGAGGTACAAAATTTTCTAAAGTGCTTTCATATTCATATATGTCTATTACATCGTTTGGCTTCCTAAAACCTAATAAGCGTACAAATCCTTCCGCATTAAATTCATAATCTTTTTTATAAATTAATTGTATACCATTTCTGTATACCGAAACTGCTTTATATGACGGCACATCATTGTCAAAAACTTCACTAATTGCAAAGTATTCTTGATCTTTGTCAACAATAATATCTGAGTTAACCTTTGCTCCACCTGTTGGAATCATATCACTGATTGCAAATGGCATGTCTGCATTTTTATCTTTATTAATGCTTTCCATTATTTTATCAAAATGCGTTTTAACTGGTCCATCAAACCCTAAATTTGACGCTGTTTCTATAAAAAGTCTTTTGAATTTACTGTATTCAACCTTAGCAAATGTTATTGCTTTCTTAACATTTGCATTTTTATCTAACAAGTGATAAGCATACAAATTGTACAATGAAGAATGTTTTAAAAACTTTTTTCCATATTGACTACTATTACCTAAGTCTCGCAAATTACTTGTGCCAGGATAAGTTCCTACAAAATCATTACTTTCTTCTACAATTGTAGAAACATGATCTATAATTTCTCCTAACGTAAAAGTTGAAATATTTTGATTTAATGGATTTTTTTCTAAGTTACATGGAATTTCATAAAAACCATTCTCATTTTTAGGAAATGTGCTTCTTGTTTTAATCAATACACTTTTATTTTTTGCAATTATTTTACTAAATTTGAGATAATGATTTTGATTTACATCCGTTGTAATAATAAAATCATTATCTTTGCTTTGCAATTTATTATCTATATAAACTCTAATCCATAAATTTTGTATAAACCTGTTATCATCATACATATCTAAAGGAAATATGTCTTGTCCTGCACTAATAAATTGCCTAAAAACTGGCTGTAATGCGCTACGAGATTTAACCCACCCATTTATACAATCATACTCTTCTCTGTTTTTATAACGCCGTAAATAACTTATATCTGTTTTATAACTATAAACTGTATTATCATTATTATAAGTAAAAGATTGGTTTAACAAATCAAAATTAAAAACAATATCTCCGCTATTTTTTATGTTTTGATATTGTAATGGAAAATTCAATTCATTATCATTGGCGCCATTTCCTACAGCATACGAAAATAATTTATTTCCACTAAATTGGCTATAACTGTATTTTACTGTATCATTTAGTGAAACATCATCATAATCAAATAAATCAAACAAAGGTGCTTGATTTAATCCAATTTTATCCTGCGACTGCTTCCATGCATTACCTGTATAATGAAAATATTTTCCCCTATAATTGTTACCTTTTGTAATCAAAACACATTCATTATCAAGTGGAATACCATCATCTTCCTCAATTAAACTTATCTGAGTTGTATTCTTAAATGTTAAAAATTTTACTTTAAAAATCCTGTTTTTAACCAGACCATCTGTATCAGCAACAAATAAAATCCTTAAACCTTCAGTAATATCTATTCCATCAATATTGTATCCTAATGCTCCTTCTATTGTCGAAAATACGTCAGTTGTAACAGTATCAATTAAATCTACATTTTTTTTAATTTGAGTGCCAAAGTTAAAAAGTTTTATATTTGATTCAAATTCAATAATAGGCCTTTTTGCTCTACTTTCTTGATCCAACAAAATTTCTTGTTTATTAAGTGTAAAAGATTTTTCAATTACATCTTTATGAAACCATCTGTTATACTTACTCCACAAATTACCATCATTACTTGCTCTGTTAATCACTATGTAATCTTTTTCTTCAGCATAGCCTAGAGCTTCTCCAAAAGGCATTTGATCAAACCCATTGTTATCAAAAGCTACTTCTTTATCAGCAACAAAAACACTGTTCAATCTCAAATCATCGGCGTTAATTAATTTTATACTATCACCTACTCCCTCAACAAACCATTCTCCATCGGCATAAACAGTAGGAGATACATTACCTGCAAAAGCAATTTGCATTCCATTACTTAATGCCCAACCATCACTTGTAGTATAAGTGCTTTTTCCAATAATTTCTTTTTCAACATCAATTGATGAATTTTCTATAATATCGAATATCTTTATTGCTCCAAAAAGATTAGGATCATCTTTAGAAATATAAAATAAATTATCCGGCACAGTATCGCTGACTGTCCATTCGATAACACCTTCTGATATAAAATTATCCGTAATTTCATTACCATCTATATCATACTTGGTTATACCATCTAGATATATCAATGATGTATTGGTAGTACTATCACCAAACTCTACTCCTGGTGTAAAAGAAATTTTTGTCACAAAAGCTATAGGATAATTAGGTGTATCAATGATAAATTTATATGTTTGCCCTCTATATAGCGTTACATTCGGATTGTTAGTTAATCCATCTGGTGTAAAAATGTATGTAAAATTGTCAACATTATCTCTTAAATTAATTTTAAACGTACTCGCAACTTTATTACTTTGCCCTGCAACTGTGCATGTTTCAGGACCATTTGGCAACCAATAATACTCTCTAAAATTTGTAAATTTATCCCAATCTATATGAGGATCCCAACTATATGATTCGCTTGCATTAATATTAGACTGATTGCTATCACCATTTAAAATTTTAATATGGTTGATTATATCTATATAATCAGAATAAAACTGTAAATTACCTAATTCATCTTCAATTACAGTAGCTGGTTCTAACTGATAATTGATCCTATTATCATCAACATCGCCTAGATAAATGTCTTTATTGGCGTCAAAAGCTCGTGCATGTTTTCTTCCAACAAACGCATTTAAACTTTTCACAACACCTGGTTGTGTCATTTGTTCTAAAGTGCTATTTAAGAATTTTTTATTAAAATTAGTTCTAAAATATTTAGGCAAATGGTAATAAGAGCGTCTTTCGTCATTATTACCGTCAGTTGGCAAACTAGGTTCATTTTGGTTGTTTTCAAATGCCATTAAGCTTTCCTTTAATAATTTATAATACCAGATTGTATACCGGTTGTTTGATTAGTAGATGTAGTTACATTTCCGCCTGCTTGCAATCTTAGTGCAGTAATTTCATCTATTATTTCTATATTACTTACTGTTGCACCGCTGATTAATAATTCATCATCTTCGCATTTAATTTCATACAAACTACCAAAAACTTGATTTGCTTGCAGTGGTACTAATAATACTGAAACAATATTTGGAGCCATTTCTTTGATAAGATATGCACTTAATTCCTCCATATAAAATGTTTGTCCAAAATCCCAATTATTAAGACTAAAATATTGACCTATTAAAGTTATAATTTGTGATTTAATATCATTATCATTTAATTCTAATTCTGCATTTTTTATAACTTTAAAAATTGCTTGCAATGAAGGATGAGCCTTATCTCCAAATAATATTCTATATTTTGCTGGATGGTAAATAATTTCATCAGTTAGTGATTTTATTTTTTCAATTGCAGCACCATAACTTATATATATTTGATCTGAAGATAAGGGTAAAGGCATCTCCGTTATTGTGCCTGCAAGATAATCTCTAAATTCTGTATCATATTGTCTGGTAAGAATGTATGTGTCAATTATATTAGATATGCTTGGGTCAATCCTATTATCCTCATCTGCAGCATGTTCATATCTAAATTGTAATTTATCTCTGCCTTTAAATGCTTTGTAATCATTAGTGATACTTAATATAGACGCAGATTTGTTTACAATTTGAAAATAATCTTCTGCAGCAAAATAAAGTAGTTGATTATCTTCGTATTGACTCATAGGACCTACACTTACTGAATTTTCTATAACTATAACTCCTAATTCTTCAGCTGAAATATAATTAAATACTTCTACACCATTTAAAGATAGAGTTTTCTTTTGGAATACATATTTTTGCAGCGGTAAAATGTTAGGCGCTACAATATCGAGAAATAAACTTTCATTATCAGAGATACCATCATCGTCACTATCAAAGAAATCAATCTCTACTTTTTTACTTGTAACATATCCTAAAGCATCTCTATAAGAATCTGATATTGCCCAATCAAAATTAGTAGTGAAATTATTCACTGATTTTTCTATATCAGTAAACGGTTTTGTATTAATTGATAATACAGAAATTTTATCTCGTACAATTTTTCCTGTTTTACTATCAAAAATTTTATCAGATTTATCAAAATAAAAAGCAATTTGTTTTTGACTTTCAAAAATATATCTTGCTGCCCTATACTCTAGCGTATAATTAACTAAGTTAGTAGTAAAAAGCAAAAGCCAACTCGTATCTAACTTCTGGCCCGTTGTATCACCACTTTTTCCTAAACTCCAGGCATCTAGCGTATTCAAGTTTTCTTCATTTATTATTGCCCATGTGTCTGATATTCTATCATATCTTAGTCCAAATGTTTTATAATTAAACATTAAATTTACAATTTCTGTTTTTACCGCATCACTTATATTTTTTGAGAGGAAAGGTCTAATTTCACTCAACAAACTACCAGATGGTAATTTATCTGCAAACCACATAGCACCGTTACCATTATCATCTAATATTGTACCATCTGTTACAGTATTAACTACTTTCCTCCACAAATAAGTTGTAGCACCTTTATAATCAGCTGGACCTTCTAATAAATCCAAATTTGGAGTAAAATGATAACCTGCAGGCGCTTCAAATTTTATATGAGTATTGGGCCTTATAAATTGCAAAATACTTGTAGTAGCTTTACCGATTATCTGATAAACACTATTTTCATTTATCAATCGTCCAGTATATAAATTAGTAGCAGATGTAGTTAACTCCCATCTAATACCTTGATCTACATAAGGAATAGGTGTAACATTACTGTAATAAAAATTTTTCACTGCCTGTTTTTTACAAACAGGGTCAACAACATTAAATAAAAACTGTTCTATTTCTGTAAAAGTTTCAAATTGAAACTGTATTTTTTCATTGTAAAATTCTTGATATATTATACCATCAGTCCCATACAAGTTTGTTCTACTATATTTCCCCGTTGCGTCTATCAAATCAAAATATCTAGATATACCACTTGAGATCCTATTAACACTCTTAGTTTTTATTATTTCGTTGCTAGAAAGTAAAGGACCAACTTGATAGTCTTCAGCAGTAATTAAACGATTTTGAGTGTAATAACTCATCGGCGCTAATTTCCTAATGCTTTCGTTATCTTCACTCTGTTCTGCGTTATCTACTGTATACTGTAATTCTAACACCAACGATAATGTCTCAAGTTTACCTGATTGGCTTGTATATTCAAAATCAACACCTATACCTAACATTTCTCTCGGTGTAATGTTATATCTTGCATTCCTACTAGTTCTAAAATAAAGCCTAAAATTTCCAACAGGTAAATCCCCAAAAACACCATCTGAAAAAATTATAGTAATTCTATCATTCACCCTTGTAAGAACACTGTAGATAGTTCGTATGTTTTTACTTACATCGTTGTAGATAATATTATTACCCTCTATAGATTCTACTTTTGTCCATAATTCTGTAGGAACACCTTCATCATTTAATTTATATAACCATACATCGTCATTGTTTACATTTACAGCATCTATAGTTACTAATTGATTACTACTCGGATTTGTTACTTCAAAATCACCATAATCAATACCGCCCTGCTTAAACATTGCAAAAAAACCAGTGTTATTGCTTGCTGGTCCTATACCATCTTCTCTATATAAAATACTAAATCGGTCATCCGGTAACGGTGTTTGTTCATATATTGTAGACTGGAAATCGACAGGCACTAATTCAAAATTAACCGAAGCTCCGTCTATGGTCTTACTAAATGTAGTAATCGGTAACTCACCTACATTGATAGAATTAATTTTGTACTTACTCGTAGTTATATCTTCAATATTTGATTTTTTAACTGGATTTCCAAATTGTTCAGTGCTTCTAAATGATTTGTTTATAACTTTTATAAACTGTTCGTACCAATTGCTATTACTAGGGTCATTCCATATAATGTTTTGATTTTGCAAAGATAAATTATTAGAATCATAGGTTACTTCCGTTGTCCTAACACTTGTGATTTTCAACAACCCGGAAGCAGAAACATTTCTAGTAGGATTATAACTTAATAACCTAGCTAGCCGGAGTATGCTTTCTCTCCTTTCGGCTAATTCAAGGAAATTTTCTCTGGCATTTAAATCTATCCTAAATGACAAATTTTGCCCAAGATAAGCAATTAAATCAATAAGAGCAATATACTCTGAACTTTGTATATAATCATTAAAATCCTCTGGATAATTTTCTCTAATATAATCGATCATTACCCGTTTTAAATTTTCAAAATCATAACTTTGAAAATCAGCTGTCTGGTATGTTTGATAAATCCTTTTCCAATCCTCTGCTACCAAAAGCCTATTTTGTCTATCTGTAGAAGACATATCTTTTTCCTTTTTGTATATTTATTTGCTTTAAAACCACGCAGTTTATATTACGCAGACAAGATACCGGCATTTTTATCAAAATTTAATTGCATAGATTCTTGAATATTATAAGGCAAATACACTAAATTACATTCTATTTGTATACCGCTTTCATATTCTTGAATAGTTACTTTATCAACCGTTATCCTAGGATCATTTGCAATTATAGCATTTACATTATCAATAATTAAATTACGTAGAGTAGGCGTAAGAGGTTCAAAAAGCACATCCCATATTATGGTGCCAAAAGTGGGATCTCCTAATTTTTCACCTTGCCTTATATGAAAATGATTTAATAAATCTTGTTTTATAAGATTTAAATCGTATAAAAGAACACTTGTGTTATTTTCATTTACAGTGCTCACACCTTTGTAAATTTTTGTCCCAGCAATAAATTTTCTACTTTTGTTTACAGAAGAAACATATATTTCTTCATACAAAGATTTTTCTCTTGGTAAACTCATCTATCCTCCTATGCTACCCTGAAATCCTGAATTTCCTGTTTGCGGCGCTGGAGCAGCAGAACCTTTTCTAAAAGTGTCTTCTTGTGCTCCACCTTTATGTGTTATTGGAGATTTTATAATTTCTTGCTCATAATTTATTGCAAACACACATCCATCTACAATTGAGATAGTGCTATCAGTTTTATCAGGATAAAATGTTTTTGGTTCTAAATTTTCATGACTAAAATACGGTTCATGCGTAGGTATCCGTATAGGAATAAACGCATGATGAGCACATTCAGGTAACAATGCATCTATTGCTAATCTGGCATCTTTTGCATCTGGTCCTGGTGCACCTTTAGCAGAGCCGCTACCAAAATATTGTATCGAACTCATCCTGTTAACAGGTGCATTGTATTCGTTACTGCTACCTCCTGTAACAAAATTTTTATTCGATGCTTTTAAATGATTAGCATTCATTGCAGTAATAAAATTATTTTTTGCTTTTAACGTTGCGTTGATATTTGCATAAATGCGTAAATGCTTATCACTTTTTATATCCATATCACCACCGGAATGCTGCCTAAATTCTTCACCAGAACGTTGATCAAAATTTGTATCTGCTAAATGATATGTCCATTCATTTGAATGCTGATGGATATTCCTTTTTGCTAGTAGGAAAAAATCTCTATCAAAAGTCATATGCCCATCTCTAGATACTTCTAACTTAATATCTCCTTTTTCAGGATGAGTTCCTATTTTCCAATAAACATCACGTGAAACATCTATGTACAAATTATCGCCTGGTTGAGCGACGGTAGGAAGATCTTCAAAACTATTCCATTTCCATGTTCCGTCTTCATTTTTTATACCTAACTCAGGTCTTAATGCAGGATCTTTTTTTATTTCAGCTGTTCCAACTTTCCAATGGGTAGCATTACCAGATTCTAAACGCATTTGTTCCCTAGCCTTGATATTAACATTTCCTGATGCTTCTAAATTTATATCTCTATTTGCTTTTAAATTAAAGTCAGTTTCTGAATGTATACTTACACTATCATCCGCATATATGTCAATTTTTCCATTACTTGTTAACTCTATCCATGCATTACCTTGCGAATTGATAATATAAATTAAATCTTCTGTATTGTGCATTACTATCTGATGACCTGTTCTAGTTCTCCATCGTGTAAGTTCATTGTGTGGTAGATAAACATCACCATCAGTTTCATTTTTTTCTACATAAGCATAAGTAGGCGGATCTGTATTAGCTGGTTTCTTTCGCAATATTTTTTCATCACCGTCGTCCATTACAAAACTTGTACCACCTAAACGACTAAAAGGAACATTCGTCTGACCAAATTTTTCACCATATTGTACCATTGACGCTTTTCTATCTGGATGTCCAGGACTACTAATACCAACAACCATACTGGGAACTTCTCTCCTAGCACTAGATGTAGTAGTTCCTCGTGTTTGATCAACAATAGATTCTGACCATTTTGTAAGCCCTTGCCGTTCTAAAATATCTGCTTGTTTTATGTCAACTGGTTTATTATATTGGGTAGGATCACTGCCTGTTCCTTTTTCTACTAATTTATTATATTCGCCTACTGGAACAATTTTCGAATTATACTTTCCACCATCTATGCTATATTCAGAACTAGCATTACCTGGTATCATAAAATTCATAAATTTATCTTGAATACAACCTATCCAATATCCGTATCCAAAATTATTTTCAGCCATCAAAACTAAAACTTTAGTATCAACATCAGGCGGCACTGCCCAAAAACCATAACTTTTTTGCGTTGCGTCAAAACCTGCATTTGGTTTAACCCCTTTCCTAGGAGTTTGTCCTAAAAAAGGACTTACATAAGTACAAGGAATATAATATCCGCTGCTTTCTCCTGGGCTACCTGCTTCTGTAGATTTTAAAATCTCAACTTCAATAGACCCCATAAATTCTGTATCTAAGTGATTTGCAACTCTACCAATGTATGGACCTACTCCAGTCATCCATACAGGTTTTTGCCCTCTTCCATACTGACTTCTAGGAGTGGTAGATGCCATTAGTTTCCTCCTCCCATTTGTGAATAAAATCCTAACTGCCTAAAAAACGGATCATCTTTCGCTGATTCTATCACATCAGTTTTTTCTTGATTTCTTATTCTAATTAATTTCAATGTTTGTGTAAATTTTCCATCAGAAAAACTGTTCATTACTTGCACTACTTGATATACTCCGCTAAATGCACTAGGAGAATATGTACCATCTTGATAAAAATCCATAAACCCAGATGGATCATTATCTGCATCTGCTGTATGAGGATAATCTAAAGGTGTCCTAAAATTTAATAAAATATGAACTTCTCCATCATGAGCATTCATTGTTCCGTCTGCATTTAAATTAATTGTGTTTTTATTTGGTTTTGCAATATAATTTCCAAATCCACTATCAATGATATAATACGGATCTCCCCAAATTACTAAAGAAGTATTAATCAAATCAACTGTGCTGTTTAAAATAGCATCATTAAAATCTCTTGCAACACTGTTGGCAACTTTATCTAAAGGACCTCCTCCGATTGACCCGGTACCTGGTTTAGCTGCTTCTTCTGCTACGTTATTACCAGATTTTGATCCACTAGCTCCGCCTGCATTAGGTATAGCTTTTGGAACAATTTCTTCTCCTGCCCGTCTACTTGCATTTGCATCTAATGTACCTATCTTATTTTTACCTGCAAACGGAGTGCTTGCTAAGAAAAATGCCCTGTTAAAAGATATGTCAAAATCAATTACATCATTATTTTTTCCAGTGTATATATAATTATATTCTTTTACACATTGTTTTTTTAATGCTTCTATCTTGCTAACTGCTGTTACTGGATTGTATCTACTTACATGTGTTTTATAAGGTAATACCTTATAAACATAAATTTTTGGATCTTTTCCGCTCTGTAACACTTGCTCAGGATCATCTAAATTATAAACCTCTAAATCAATTTTAAACCAAGATATCATTCCATTTTCGTCAGGTTTTTTATCAGATATTTCTCTACCATACGCACTTAATAATATTACCTCTTCTATTATATCTTGGATATTTGTTCCTGTTTTAAAAGTTAAAGTCGATAAATTGTCACTTACTTGTATCTGTCTACGTTCAAAAATTCCATCTTTATCATCGAGTTCAACAAATCTTGGACGACTAAACGGCTTTTTCGTACCATCTAAATAATTATCAACTATCTTAGACCTACCTATATCATTATTTGTCTGTTTTTTATCAGCAAAATCTCTTGCAATTTCGCCTAAATAACTTCTACGAACCATTACACCTAATACAGTTTTTTCTATATCTTCTAATTCTGCATCAAACCAACCAGGTTTACTTGTTTTTTCACTTATAGATTGTTTAAATAATTGATTCTTTGTAACTAGAGTGTTGCCCCTTAAACTAAATTGTCCTGCACCAAAATTAGCCATTAAATTTGTACTATCAAAAATTTTTTCGCCCGAATCTTCAGGAAATGCTATTACAAATTCGTCTGGTGTTTTTACTTCTTTCCTACGTCTTCTTTCTTGCTCTCTAGAATTTAGCACAGTAGATAAACTGTACAATCCAGTTTGTAACATTTCTTTAACTGTACTTCCTACTAATTTAATGTCTGCCTTAATAGATTGAACTTGATCAGTTGCTGCTTGTTCTACCCAAGGTATTGCTTCAACATCATATACACAACCTGCTTCTGTAACATTAAATGTTACATTTACAAGTTTCATCGGCCACATTCTTCTTAAATGCTTTTTTTCTAAATAATTACCATCGTCATCCCAACCTTTAAATTCTACAGTTAACAAATAGGGCATTTCTAAATAATTCGATGCAGGACCTGCTGCTTCTAAAGCAGATTGCTTTAATTCTTGTAAAAATATACCCATACTGTATGGTTCGGTAACTTGAAATTTGATACGTGTAGCGTTTGTGTGCTTGGATTTTTTATTAGGTGCAATAATACTATCTACTTCTACATTATCAATAAAATATTCAACTTGCCCTTCATTTTCTGGTTCAGTTGTTACACCATCAACACCTCCCCCGGACCTAAGAATTATAATTTTTGGATTACTTTTCCTATATGTGTCTTCAGGATTATTAATTTCATCTATTGACAAACAACTAAATGTAAAAACATAATTATAACTTACATAATCTTCTAATTCATTCAATAAAGGAAAATTACTACTGTTTGTTTGTGGTTTACTCACAACAGAATTATCCGCATCTGAATTTTCATTTCCGGGATCATTATTTGTAGTCGGAGTTGCATTAACTGGCATTTTTAAAAACCTAATATTTTTCTTAAATTTGATCCCTTAGGAATTTTTATTTCTACTCCTGCACGTAAGTCATAAACTGGATCTTGTAAAATATCCATATTTCTTTGTGCAAATACCCACCATAATCTATGATCATTGTACAAATCATAAGCTAATAAGTCTGGTCGATAAGTATATTGAGGTTCTATTGCGTATGTAACATCATCGTCTTCTGCAGGAACTGGTCTAGGAACCATAATCCCTAAATAAAAATCATTCTGCAATGGCGTGTTTGCGTATGGACTATTGGTATTATATACTGCCATTATCTCATTCCTTTCATATTACCCGATAGATAGTATCCTTGTACAAAATATTCTAAACTAAATTTTCTAACTTGTCTACGACTGTACATAGGTATTAGTGTTACTGATATTGTACTTTTTGCAGGCACGTATGTACCATTTGTTCCCCCAAATGCACCGTCACCTTTATAATTTTTTACTAAGATATAGTCTATATCATTTGCCAATTCTACATTAAAATTACTAACAACTACAGGAACATCCTTAAACACATAATCTCCATATCCATTTAATTTTATCACAGGAGGAGGTGAACCTACATTTGGAGTATCACCATATGCCATTTTAGATACTGATCGTAAATAATGGTTTGTTGCAACCCAATAAGCACCGTCATTTTCATTTTCTACTGGAAATTCACCTGTTATTGTTATATTTTCTAAGGCACTATTTTGATATGCATAAAAAGGATAATTACTATGTATAGGTTTGATTGGAGTATACGATGCAGTATGATTAATCATTATAGTAGGTGTTAAAGGAAATATCATTGCATTATCAGAATCTACTAATGGTTGGGTTTGCAGATTGTCGTAACCGGGAGCTAAACTTAATTTTACCCTCCAATCTAACGAATTATCTGAATTTGATCCCCATGTTGCAGACGCATTACTATCTGCTTCTGCTCCCGGCTCTCCGCCTTTTGGCAACAAAGATCCAAATTTGCGTATTTCAGCTCCAAATCCTGATTGTGATATACCAGCGTATATTGAGTCAACTCCTTTGCTCAGTCCTGCGCCTATATTCCATCCATCAGTTCCTATACCTGCGTCAAAACTTGTATTTGGAAGTGAATTAGCTGCATTAGTTGGCATTAAATTATTTTTTACAATTTGATCTGGTCCCATTCACTACTCCTTTAAAGTATTTATTGACTTTTTTAAACACGTATATTATAATAATATTAATCATTTGGAGATTTAATGAAAAGAACTAATTACCTAAACAATAAAGACATTTTAAGTGAAATTCACAAAAGCAAAACTACATATTGCAGTTTTAGTGATCAAAAATATCATCAATTTGACATAATTCTTAATAACATTACAGATATTAATGATCAAACAATTTTAGAAGCACAAAAAAACTTAATAAAAAGGGAATCTTTATCAACTCAACCTAAAGATATTAAAAAAAATACTTTAATATTTAGAATTATGACATACGATCATATTCCAGATGAACCCGGCAGGAAGAAAAATCCAAAATCTATTGCTGATCGCAAAGTAAAACTTAATTTTCCTCCATTCCAACATTGGAAATTTAATGATGCCGATTCTTTAGAATGTGTAGGTAAAAGTCATTGGAAAGGAGATGTGCATCAAGGTACATTTTCTATGTCACACGGATTAGCAACTGATAAACTTGCATTAATGTGGATGAAATTGTGTGAAAGATACGCAACAAGAGGAAATGTACGTGGATATACATATAATGACGAAATGCGAGGGCAAGCAATACTACAGTTAGCACAGATCGGTTTGCAATTTGACGAATCTAAAAGTCAAAATCCGTTTGCATACTATACAGCAGCAGTTACAAACAGTTTTGTTAGGGTAATTAATCTAGAAAAACGTAATCAAAACATCCGTGACGATATTTTGGAAATGAACAATATGAATCCTAGTTACACTAGACAAGCTAACGACGAATGGGCTGTTGCTCTAAAACGTGAAGCAGAGTTCCAAGAAAACAATACATTCTAAATTTTTATGTTTAAAAAAGCAGCAGTATTTACTGATATACATTTTGGATTAAAAGGAAATAGTAAGATACACAACGATGACTGTGAAAACTTTATTGACTGGTTTATCAAAACTGCTCAAGAAAATAAATGCGATGCTGGAATTTTTTGCGGAGACTGGCATCACAATCGTAACAGTTTAAATCTCACAACTATGCAGGCTACACTCCGTAGTTTAGAAAAATTAGGTGCAGCATTTGACACTTTTTATATTTTTACAGGTAATCACGATTTATATTACAAAGATAAACGTGATGTAAGTTCTACTGACTTTGCCAGACACATCAAAGGTATAGAATTTGTAAACTCATTTACAGAAATTGACGATGTTGCCCTTGTACCTTGGTTAGTAGGGGATGAATGGAAGCTTATTGAACAGTGTAAATCTAAATACATGTTTGGACATTTTGAATTACCGCATTTTTATATGAATGCAATGGTAAAAATGCCTGAGCATGGTGATTTACGACCTAAACATTTTAAAAATCAAGACCTTGTGTTTAGTGGTCATTTCCATAAGCGACAAAAACAAGGTAAGATACAGTATATTGGCAATGCATTTCCGCATAATTATGCAGATGCCGGCGATGATGAGCGTGGTATGATGATATTTGATCGTGAAAATAACCTCGCACCCGAATATATCAATTGGTCAGATGCACCTAAATATCGTACTACAACATTAAGTAAGCTACTAGATCCCCAAGCAAACATAATTAAACCAAATATGTATCTTAGGGTTACACTAGATTTACCAATATCGTATGAGGAAGCACAATTTATCAAAGAAACATATATATCACAATACAATTGTAGAGAAATTGTGCTAATTCCACAAAAACAGATTGAAGAAATATCAACAGAACTAGATATTAGCCAGTTTGAAACAGTAGATGAAATTGTTTCCAAAGAAATCAATGCTATTGACAGCGAAAACTTCAACAAAAACACACTGTTAGACATTTATAACGAATTATAATGCCAATTACAATTAAAGACCTTACAGTTAAAAACTTTATGAGCGTTGGTAATCAAACGCAAGCCATAGATTTTAGCAAAGAACAATTAACACTGGTTTTAGGTGAAAACTTAGATCAAGGTGGTGACGATACTGGATCTCGTAACGGAACAGGGAAAACAACTATCATAAATGCACTATCATATGCATTATATGGGCAAGCACTTACTAATATCAAGCGAAATAACTTAATTAACAAGACAAACAGTAAGGGCATGCTGGTTACATTGCATTTTGAGAAGAATAATACTGACTATAGGATAGAAAGAGGTAGATCTCCTAATGTAATGAAGTTTTATATCAATAATCAAGAGCAAGAAATCCTAGACGAAAGCCAAGGAGACAGTAGGAAGACACAGGAATCTATAAATGAGCTACTAGGCATGAGTCATGACATGTTTAAGCATGTGGTTGCACTTAATACCTACACAGAACCGTTCCTTAACATGCGACAGAATGATCAAAGGATGATTATTGAACAACTTCTAGGTATCACACTGTTATCTGAAAAGGCAGAAAGACTAAAAGAGCAAGTACGGAGTACAAAAGAAGCTATATCAGAAGAAGAAGCACGTATCAGAGCTGTTCAAACCAGTAATGAACATATACAAGAAAGTATTGATAGCTTAAAACTAAAACAATCTGCCTGGAAATCACAAAAAGAGAAAAGTATTGATAAATTACAACGTAGTATAACCGAATTAGAAGAACTTGACATTGAAAATGAACTAAATTCACATACAAAACTTGCAGATTGGGAGGCGCATAACAACGCAATCACAGCATTAAACAAAGAACGTGCTACATTAGAAAGTGCTTTATCTCGTGCAGATAAAACCGTTGATAAAGTTAAAAAAGACATTGAGGAATTAGATAGTGCTATATGTTATGCCTGTAACCAACCATTACATGCTGACAAAAAACAGGAAATGGTAGATAAAAAGTCCAAAGAATTAGAAGATGCTATTACATATCAAACAGAAGTTGCTAAAAAATTAGCAGATGTAGAGCAAGGATTAGAAGAAATTGGAGATATTAATGGTAGACCTAACACTTTTTACGATACAGTTAAAGAAGCATACGAACATAAAGAAAATGTTGGTCAATTACGCAATACATTAGAACGTAACCTAGCAGAAACGGATCCCTACCAAGAACAAATTGAAGAATTATCACATACTGCACTACAAGACATTGTCTGGGATACTGTAAACACACTTACAGACTTCAAAGAGCATCAAGAATTCTTATTAAAACTGTTGACTAACAAGGATTCGTTTATTAGAAAAAAAATAATTGATCAAAACCTAGCTTATCTTAACAATAGACTTACATATTATTTAGATAAACTAGGTTTGCCACATCAAGTTACATTCCAAAACGATCTAGCAGTAGAAATTACCCAACTAGGTCAGGATTTAGACTTTGATAATCTAAGTAGAGGTGAAAGGAACAGACTAATACTTGGTATGAGCTTTGCATTCCGTGATGTATGGGAGAGCTTATATCAAAATATTAATTTATTATTCATTGACGAACTGATTGACAGTGGAATGGATACTGCAGGAGTAGAAGGCTCACTTGCTGTAATTAAAAAGATGGGCAGAGAACGAGAAAAAAATGTTTTCCTTATCAGTCATAAGGATGAATTAATTGGAAGAGTTAATCATGTACTAAAAGTTATTAAAGAAAATGGTTTTACATCTTACAGTAATGATTTAGAGGTGACAGTATGATAGAAGACGATACTCACGACTTGCTGACCAAAGCATACTTAGAATATTTTATTGAAAATGAAAAGTTTGAACGTAAATTATCTCATAGAACTCACGCTTCAAGCCGGAGATCTTTAAGAAAGATAATTACTTTAGCAAGACAAAGACAAAAAGAAATCCACGAGAAGTATGCCATCGAAAAGCAAATCAAAAGGCAAAGGGTTCGAGAGAGAAATAGCAAAGCATCTCTCTGAAATGTATAATAATTCATTTACAAGGGTTCCAGACAGTGGTGCTTTCACTGGTGGTAAGAACAATTACCGACGAGAAACACTCACAGAAGGACAGGTTAGAGCCCATAAAGGAGATATTATACCTCCTGACCATTGGAAATACTTTAATGCAGAGTGTAAAAACTATGCAGGATTTCCCTTCCATCAATTACTCACTAAAGGCCCCATACCACAACTTGAAAACTGGCTACAACAAACACTTGAGGCAGCAGACCAAGGCGATGTAAACATCCTCTTTATGAAATTTGACCGCATAGGCAAATATATCGCATACCAATTACCACAAAACTTCAAAACCAACAGGCACTTAGACTACACAGACAAGGCTAACAACACTTGGAGACTTACAGGTTACAATGACTTTTTTGAATTAAACAAAGAAGCATTCGAAACTTGTTGTACAGGCGCTTAAGGCTATATACGAGACATTGTTTGATTAGGGTTGCCTAATCCATCTTGAGGTGTTGTTTATACACAACACCGGATACTGGTGTGTCTCACTCACGATAACCCCTAAAAACCTCTAGCACTAGGAACGAAGCAGAGGATAGTGTAAGTTTAACTTACATGATGTCGGTGTAGGTAAGGGAAAGGCAGGAGCCCTTGGGGTCGTACAAAACACCTACTTCATAGTCACGGCAAATGCAACTCACATGAAACATTTTTTAAAAGACTTGGAACCTTTTACAGGTTCCGTCTGACCAAAACAATCTACATGAACCATTTATTAATTCTAAATTATTAATGCTAGGAGAAATGTGTTAGAGCGTAAGCGAAAACACTAATGAGCGTAGCTCATTAATACTAAATATATAAAAGTGAGTTAAACATGCATGTATATGAGATAATAGAAGCGAATGTAGACGGTAATACTATTAATTTGCCTAAAGGATCACAGATAGTACAAAAACCTACTTCTGAATTACCTAAAGGATCACAGATAGTACAAAAAACTGATAAACAATCTTTTAATAAAACCACACCTACTCCTATTCCTTCTGACACACCTAAACCATCTGATAATCCTGCAAATACTCCTGGTCCATTTAAGAAAGCTTTTAAAGCAACATGGGGAGTAATGAAGAGGATCTTTACGTTTAAGTTCCAATTAATACTTAATAGTATTCTAGAAGCTGACAATTTACATAAAATTTCGAAAGAATATGCTATGATTATGGAATTAAACAATTGTTCAGGAAAAGTTGTACCAAATCATACCGCAGAATGGCAAGGTAAAGAATATTCTAGTTTGGAACTGGTCAAGCGATTAAATCATCGTGTATACAAAATGAAAAAAGACGTAGCCCAAGGACTTGGTAGGATATTACTTGCTTCAGTTGGTGCTGATCTAATAACTCAATACAAAGACGATCTATCTAAGGTACCGCACATAGGTAAAATTTTTAAAAGGATCCCTTTTAAAGCAACAGCAGGCGGGCAAGCTGCCAGACAAATAATGGATGAGATTGTAGAAGCTACTAACAGCGAACATATGTTTTATGCGATTGGAGATTATATGGTAGGCGATTATCTTGGTCACCTTACCTTAGAGCTATACAGTCAATGTGATAAAACAAAAAATGAAGCTCTTACTTTCAGTGGCGTAAAATTAGATATCGGCAGTATAGGTCCAAAATCTTTAAAGCAGGACACAAGAAAACTAAAAAAGATATACGACGAAATACTAGCTAACAGCCCAATGATAGCGGATTTGATGTCTAAATAAAAGGCAAATGGGTATTTTTTGTTGTTTCTAGATTATCTTCAATTATTGCTGCAATTATTTGTTTATCATCAGCAGATATTTTAAACATTACATCATCATAGGATAAAGATCCACGCATATACCATGCAAGTCTATATACTGTGTGTTTAATTTGTTTAGATTCTTGTTCGTAGGTTTTTGACAGGGTTATAAGGTCAGATTCCGAGTAGTTAATGATTTCTTGCCGAAAAAACTTGAATAATCCACTGATATTTTAGATTTAAATTCATGTTCGCAGTTTTCATTACTACATTTTGCAGAAAAATCAGGCAGAGACCATGTATCATTCATTTCTTTTACAGTGTCTTGGATCATATTGAAAATTTCTGCGTCATTATTAATTACAAATTGTTTTATAGCATTAAAATCAAATTCAACATCCGTGCCGTTAGAAATATTATGCACGTGATTTATTGCAACACTTGCTGTTAATTGGGTTAAGTCATTGAATACTTCTTGCCGAAGCTTGTCTTTACGGTCGGTATCCTCGTCTGGTATGGCTTTTTCTATATGAGCTAATCGTTTCTGCAGTGAAAAATTTTCTTTACTTAACGAAGTTTGTTCAGAATAATTTAAAGGACGTAGTTCAAAACGCAGATCAGTTATATTGAAGCTTTTCTTAATTTCATTACTAGACAACACTTCTAGTAACCCTGGTAGATTCAAATCATGTTCTGTCGATTCATTACATTTTGGACAGCTTGTTGTTACAGGCATTGTGTCACCGTAGGTTGCCATGCGTATTGCAATTAATATGTAATCCACGTCATAACTTACAAGTTTCCATGGATCCAATATGTTAGGCACACAGCTTTTTATTATCTGTGCAGTAGCTTCACCAGAAAATAATGCATCCGGAGTTTTGATAATTAATTCGTCCATTGTATTCATACCAAAGACTGGCAATCCGTCACTCTTTCCGTCTTTAATTATACTTTCATCATAAAAAATACCTGTAGAAGGAAGATCTATGAATATTTTTGCTTGTCTTTGGTATTGTTGTAAAAAACTTGTCATTGTTTTCCCATATAAATATAATATACTTATATTCTGATTTTGTAAGGAAATTATTTATGGCTTTTACGCAAGATGAATTAGATCAACTGAAAAATACTTTAGCCCAAGGCATAGAAACTGGATTTAAAAAATATCAACCAACCAACAATCAACCAGGGACTAGATCAGGTCCTCCAGGAGGCTCTTTAGAATCTGCCTTAGGTGCAGGATCCGACGGATTAAAAGGTGCCTTTGGTGATATGATCGGTGTACTTAATAATGGTAAGGGCAATCTAGCTGATTTTGGCAGCATGGTAAGCAAAGTAGGAGACGGATTAGGCAGTGCATTTACAAATATACCAATGATCGGTGGTGCATTAGGCGATGCGCTGAAAGGTTTAAGTGGCGCTGTTGCATTTAGTAGTGCCCTAATCCAGGACAATGCTGATATGTTCCGATATCTCAGTAAAGTAGGAGGAGGATTCAACGGCGATCTAGGTAAACTTAGAATACAGGCAGCAGAAGCAGGATTAGGTTTACAAGACTATGCTGAATTGATCTCAGAAAATGGACAAATAATGTCTATGTTTGCAGGAGGAGTAGACGGCGGTGCAGAAGCAATATCAGAATTAGGTAGAGGATTATTTGAAACTGGAATGATTGACCAGTTTATGAATATGGGAATGACTGTTAAAGAAAGCAATGAATTTTTAATAAGGAATTTAGCTTTAACAAGACGAAGCTCTTTGTTTCAAAATAAAAGTACCCAAGAACAAATATCTGCAGCTAATGAGTTAGCTATAAAAATGATGACAATGAGTAAACTCACTGGCAAAAACATCCAAGAAATGCAAAATGAAATGATGGAGAGAAATAGATCCGGAAAATCAATCGCTGCTCTAAGATTACTAGAGATGGATGGTATTTTGAATGCGGAAGATGCGCGAGCTGCAATGCAAACTGGTTTAGAAGGTGCACCGAAGGTGATGAAAGACCTTATGGATGATTTAATTGCTACAGGTGTGCCTATGAGCGAAGCTACTAAGAATTTTGCTGCAATCAACGGAGAAGCATATAATCTAGCTATGCAAGCAAGAGAAGCATTGCAAAGAGGTGACACAGCAGAAGCAGAACGCTTGACTAAAGAAGCTACTGCAGCTACTTTAGAATTTGCAAAAAGTAGGCAAGGACTTACCTTAGCAACCTTATCTGATGTAAGTGATGTTGCCCAAACACAAGCAGATGCGCTGGCAGAAATTAATCCATTAATTACGCAGATAGAGCAGCATGTTGGAAGGACGGGAGATGTAATAGAAGGATTCAATCTTGTTGTAGAAGAAATGACTCAAAAAGTTAGAGATACCGCTGCAGGTACTATGCCAGGTACCGAAGTATTTGGAGCAGTGCGAGAAACTGAACAAGTTATGAGTCAACTAGCTGCACAAGTTAATCGCCTAATAGGTGAAGGATTGAGCAGTGAAGAAATGATGAGTGCAATGCAATCATATACCCAAACTCTTGAAAATGTATCCTTTGAGGAATTAGAAGATAAGATCCAAGGAATGATTACTACCGCTTCGTCTTTGGTCGATAGAGATCCTATAGATACGCAAACTGCGGAGCTAGAAAAATTAATTAATAGGAAAGATGAAAATATCGCATTCCAGCTGCAAGCAGGAAAGGAACCAGTAACTGCTGAGGAAATCTATACTTTGATGCAGCGAATGAAAGATCCAAATTCTTCAGTAGATGATCAACAGGCTGCTTTTTCTAGACTGCAAGAATTAAATGTGCTAGACAAAGATAAAAATGTTACAGAAGCGTACATGAGTGAAAAAGCAAGATTCCAAAAGAAAGATTTTGAAGAAGTAGAAGCAAGCGATAAACGGATAGAATACAAAACTATGCTAGACGATTTAAGCGAATCAATAGGCGGATTTGTAAATGAAACATTAGATTCTTGGTCAGAGAAATTTAATAAGTTTATAAATGAAGATCTTGGTTTACAGGCATTCTTAGATAAATTTGAAAGTTTTTCAGAGAAATTTATGAAGTTTGTAAATGAAGATCTTGGTTTACAGGCATTCTTAGATAAATTCCAAAGTTTTTCAACTTCATTAGGAGAAATAAAAGATTCATTTTCTATTACAATTGATGAATATACAGGTAAGCTAAGAGATAGTATTGACGGAGTTGTTGAATGGTATGACGAAATGACAATTGCAATCGATGACTTTATAGCAAGTATAAAAAAATCATACAATAGTATAACTGAATGGACGAAAGACATGCAAACTACTATCCAAGAATTTTTTGAGACTCCATTTAACGAATTATGGAATGAATGGTTTGGTAGCACAACAGATAATAATGAAAAAGCCACTGTAGGAATGTTTACACCTCAGAGTTCTACTGATTTACCTATTCAGATTGAAGATCCTGTAATGCCTAATCAAACAATCAGTAAATCTTTAGCAAAACTAGAAGATATAAAAACAAATGTTCCAAATCGATCAGATGTAGCAACAGCAAAAGAATATGAAAAACTTGCAGCAAAAATTCAACCAGAACAAAAAACTATCACTGATCGACAATATCAAGAGCTTATAGATGCAACAAATAAAAATACAGAAATTTTAAATACCTTAGCTCTAGCTTATACTGAATCACAACCTAATAGAATGCAAGAAAATCCAGATTTAACTAAATTACTTACAGATCTTAACACAACAGCGAAACAACAATTAGAGATAAATACACAAAGCATGAATCTAACAAAGAAAAGTCTAAGTCTTAACAATGATCAATTAATGTATGCCTAGGTAGAGAAATAAATGAGCTGGAAAAAATTTTTTACATCAGTAGATCCTACTGGTTCTCAAAATTCAGGTTTTGGACCTATAAGTGGTCGTGAATTTTCAAGTAAAGCGGGACCTGCAAAAACAAATTATAATTCTTTCTTACCAGACGTTTATACAGGCGCTCCTAATCGTGTAGAAAGATATGGACAATACAATACCATGGACATGGACTCGGAAGTAAATGCTGCACTAGATATCTTAGCTGAATTTTGCACTCAAAAAAATAAAAAAAATGATACACATTTTGAATTCAAATTTTACAAAAATGCAACAAATACAGAAGTTCAAATTCTAAGTGAATACTTAAAACAATGGTATAAGTTACAACAATTTGAAACAAGAATGTTCCGCATTTTACGTAATACATTTAAATATGGTGATGCATTTTTCTTAAGAGATCCTGAAACAAAAAAATTATTTCATGTTGATCCAGGAAAAATAAATCGTATTATAGTAAATGAAAGTGAAGGTAAAGAACCAGAACAATATATTGTACAGGATGTTGCTTTTAATTTTAAAAATTTAATTGCTACGCAACCGCTACAAACAAACGGTAGTGTAACTGGCGGAGGTACTGGATACTTAACAGGTGGTGTAAGAGGAATGACTGGGCCTACAAATCCAGGTCAAGTTGGATCTAGATTTCAATTAGAACAAGAAGAAGTAGCAGTAGATGCTGATCATATGTTACATATCAGTTTAAGTGAAGGCTTAGATGAAAATTTTCCTTTTGGCAATAGTTTATTAGAAAGTATATTTAAAGTATACAAGCAAAAAGAATTATTAGAAGATGCTATAATAATTTATAGAGTTCAAAGAGCACCGGAAAGAAGAGTTTTTTACGTTGATGTGGGTAACATGCCTAGTCATCTTGCTATGCAATTTGTTGAGCGTGTAAAAACGGAAATCCATCAAAGGAGAATCCCATCCAAAACAGGCGGCGGAACAAATGTCATAGACAGTAGCTACAACCCCCTGTCAATCAATGAAGATTATTTTTTCCCGCAAACAGCAGAAGGTAGAGGCAGTAAAGTAGAAACATTACCTGGAGGCACAAATCTAGGCGAAATAGATGATTTACGATATTTTACAAATAAATTAGTTAGGGGATTAAGGATACCCAGCAGCTATCTACCTACAGGTGCAGATGACAGTAATGCCCAATATAATGACGGTAGGGTAGGTACAGCTTATATTCAAGAATTAAGGTTTAATACATATTGTGAAAGATTGCAAAATTTGTTAATTGACGAATTTGATCAAGAATTTAAAAGATACTTACTAGAAAAAGGTGTGAATATCGATACATCTATGTTTGATATTAAATTTTGTCCTCCACAAAATTTTGCTGCATACAGGCAATCAGAATTAGATACTGCACGAATTGGAAGTTTTGGTCAAATACAAGCAATTCCTTTTATTGCCAATCGCTTTGCATTGAAACGTTACTTAGGTCTTAGTGAAGAAGAGATTGCCGAAAATGAACAACTTTGGCGAGAAGAAAATGATGAAGAATTAAATGCAACAGATACAGATGCTGCAGCAGAAATGCGAGGAGTAGGTATTAGTGGAGCAGGAATTAGTTCAGATATTTCAGGCGCAGAAGATATTGCAGATATTGAAAATATGGAGGACGGAGGAGAAGGTGAAGCTCCGACAAGTGCTACAGATCCACAACCGGCTGCTGATGCAACAGCTGGAGCAGATGCTGGAGGAGTACCAGGACCAGGTGGTGCAACGGTTTAGGATAAATACAATATGATACTTAGAGAAATTTTTTACTACAACAAAGAAACTATGGAAATGAATGACGAGGATCGCTATCAACCTCAATATGATGATTCTATAGTTGATTTAGATGATACTAGGAAAATTAGACTTACATTAAAACAAATAAATCGTGCAAGAAAATCTAGCGAAATGCACGAAAAAGAAAAAGCAAACGAGTTGGAATTTGTAAGACAGATGTACGGTATGGCTGCACAAGCGGCTGCAGCAGAAGCGCCTATTTAATATTGTGAAAATAAATAAATCTCTTTATACCAAAGCTGAATGTAAAGCTTTAATAGCTGAAAAAAGAATTCAAAAAAATAAAAAAAAAGACCTTCCTACACAAAATTTAAAAGTTTCAAATAAATTTGATATACCAACAACCAATAAAATAGCCTTTGTCTTAGGAAATGGTACTTCTAGACAAGGAATTAATCTAGAAAAACTCAAGAAATTTGGTCCGATCTACGGTTGTAATGCGATTTATAGAGATTTTTTAGTCGATTATTTAATTGCAGTTGATGTTAAAATGGTTTTAGAAATTAACATGGCAGGGTTTCAAAATCATAATAAGGTTTATACAAATCCTAATAAAGCATACTCAAAAATGAAAAATTTAAATTTTTTCCAACCTAGCAAAGGATGGAGTAGTGGACCAACAGCATTATGGCTTGCATCTACACATAAGTACGAACAAATTTATATTTTAGGATTTGATTACAAAGGTTTAGCTGGCGGAAAAATTATTAATAACATTTATGCTGACACAAGGAATTATAAAAAAAGTACAGATGGTGCTACATTTTTCGGCAATTGGATGCGACAAACAAGGAGCGTACTTCAGGAGTTTAAACATATAAAATTTACAAGGATAATTAATGACACTCACAATTTTTCACCAAGAGATTTAGAAGACTGTAAAAATTATAATACTCTACACTTAGATTTTTTTAAAAAACATTTTACAGTGTAAAATGAACGTTTTTTCACCTTTTTAAGCTGGTTTTTTACATTTTAAGTAAATAATATTATGACAGCCTTACCATTTGGTAAATTTATAGGAGTTAATGATGGCAAAAAAGAATGTTAGAAAAAAAGTTAACGAAAATACAAATAACGTTAAAGTTGACAAATTTCAACAAATGTTAGAATATTTAGTTAATGAAGAACAAGCAAAAGCAGAAGCAATCTTCCATGAAATAGTGGTAGAGAAATCAAGACAAATTTACGAAAACTTACTTGAAGACGAATTAAATGACGAAGAAGTTGATGAATCAGATGACGAAGAAGTTGATGAATCAGATGACGAAGAAGTTGATGAATCAGATGACGAAGAAGTTGATGAATCAGATGACGAAGAAGTTGATGAATCAGATGA